TCTTTTTTTCTGTTTTTCGGAAAATCGGATGCGGATGGATTCGGATTGTGGGTTTGGTTTCATAAGCACTTACCTCAACTTACAATTTCAATTGGATATCCTAAATATGCTTCCAACTCTGAAACAGTCAGTTTACGTGGTTTCTTTATTTCAACATCAACACGCTGTATGATGTTGTCTGTTGTCTTTGCGATTGCCTTTCCAGTATAACTTTCAAGCTCTTCGTTTGCATATACATTCAAATGTTCATATCCATATGCCCGGCACCATCTTGCAGCTGAATCAGTAATTTTTTTAAGTTCTTCCAGTTCATTACCGAATATCTCTGAGTATCTGATAGCATTGTTTAGATCACTCGTACATACAGGGACAAGAGCCACAACATGTTTATACGGACTCCCGATAAAACGAAAGTATCTATGTGATTCCATTGCTTTTTCACCTTTTGGCAAGTTAAATCCTTGAGCTATTGCTTTTTTAAGCAACTGTTCTGATTCAACATTATTGTCTGTAACGATGCACTTATTCGTAAAATCAATCATCTTTATCCCCCTCCAAGAGTTTATATAGAGTGCTCCTTGAAACTCCTATAGTCTCAGCAAATTGTGCTTTTGTTATTTCTCCCATTTGCCAACTTCGTTTGGTTTCTTTGAAAAGTTCCTTATCTATCTCTTTTTTTGCGCGGCCTTTATATTTGCCTTGCGTTTTTGCTATTTCAATACCTTCTTTTTGACGCTGCCGAGTGTTTTCTCTCTCTCTTTGGGCTACATATGAAAAAAGCTGCAATACAATGTCTGTAATTAAGGTTCCTGTTAAGTCTTTATCCTGGCATGTGTTAAGAAGTGGCATGTCCTGTACGATAATATCGGCTCCGATTTCTTTTGTGATACATCTCCACTGTTCAACAATTTCATTGTAGTTTCTTCCAAGACGGTCAATTGAATGGATTACCAGAATGTCACCTTTTTGAAGAGAAGCAATCATTTTCTGGTACTCTGGACGATTGAAGTCTTTCCCAGATTTTTTATCCATATAAATTCTTTCAACACCATCTGCTTTCATTGCTTCAATTTGTCTCGCTTCATTTTGCTCTACTGTTGAAACTCTTACATATCCTACTTTCATATATACACGCTCCTGTTTCTTTATAAAACAATTATACACTATAATGTGTGTGTTTTCAATAGCAAATTACACGTTTAAGTGAATTTTAATTGATTTTTATAACATTTGCGTTTATTATGTAAGTAGGAGGTGTTTATATGGTATCTCAAAAAATTAAACAAATAATGAAAATGAAAAAAATTACAAATATTCAAGTTGCTGAACATCTAGGAACTTCACCACAAGCACTAGCTAACAAGTTTTCCAGAGAAACGCTTTCTGCATATGAGCTTATAGCCATCCTTGACTTTCTTGGTTGTCAAATTTCTGTTGAAGCATTTCCAGATATCATAGTAAAATTTAATAGCAATGATCTGAAAAGAGAGCCTTAATGGTTCTCTTTTTTATGCTCTAATTAATCCCTGTCCCTCTTCTCTGCTATCCTGTCTATGATCTGAATAATTTCTTGTTTCTGAGCTTCTGACAATTCTTTTCTGAGCTTCCTGCTGAAATTACCATCATTGATATGTAACACCTCTGCGATCTGCCATAAGCGAACGCCTTTTGACTTTGCGTAATTCTTGATATCTTGATTCATGTTTTACACTTTCCTTTCTTGGTGTTGCCTTATTTAGTGTTAGCAGAGAAACAGTTAAGGATTACTGCTTTCGTGTTGCAATCACTATCATTGCTGTATAAGGAGAGCTTTTTTATTTTTTCGATGGTTGAGGTGGTGACTACCGCTGACTAGGGCTTTATATATACCCCCTCCCCGATATCCATGACGGACGCTACCAGGGAAGCCCGCCGCCCCATGGGTTCCCGCTTCCCTGGTTTAACGCTGACCTTTAAGGGCCTGCGGCAGTAATCAAGGGAATGCTATGCAAAATCTATTGTAATATTGCACAAAAAACAGTGTTTTATAAAATGTCTTTTTAGGGTGTACCCTATTTGCACATTGCGTATTACTAGATATAGAATCCGTTTCTTCGCAATCACAACATATAGTGTTTTTACTGTTATAGCTCCGGTTTTTCCATCTCTGGAAGCTCCAGCGCCGCTTTGTGCTTCTCTGCGATCTGCTGCGCGGTCTGCTGTGGTACTCCGTATTGCTGCGCGGCTTGTACTGGTGCAGTTTCTGCCATGCCATAGGCGGCTTTTGCAACAAATATCAAATTCGCATTTGTTCCGGTCTGATTATGCAATCTATTGATTGCACAGTTTTTGCAAATATCAAACCATTTTTTAGCCGTGTCACCATGTGATGAGTTTGTTCTATACACTCCATTCATCCAGTCAGTAAACGTTGTACGATTAATCCCAACTAAAAAGCTAAATACTTCTAATGTTGGTAATACATGATATTTACTGCATAATCTCACATAAGTATTAAACATTTTATCTAATAGCTCTATATCATCATTACTTGGCTTTTGTATATGATCTGCAATATAAAAAATCATATCCACAAAGCTATCTGATACCTCTTTCTTATAGTTTTCGTTATCTGGTGATATACATAATACAGTATTTATATATTCATCAGCATATATATTAATATTATCTAAATAGATATCTACATCTTGTATATTTACCGTATTATCTTTCATATTATCACCTCACTTTAACACGTTAATTTGTAAATAAAAAAAGAGAATGTCACCGGGTAAAGCTTATTCCCGGAAAATTTCCGGGTGTTCGGGTACATTCTCTAAAACTCAAAATAAAATATTCTGTTTTCTTTGTTGCTGATACCTTAGCACAGTTTTTAATATCTTGTCAAATTTAATTTTGCATAAAATAAAACCCATTATTTTGTCAATAATTAATAAATAATAATTAGGGTATTATATTATAATCTTTATTTATATTTATATCTTATATATTATTATACGGTACTGTATAGCATATCTTTTAATAAACTCAAGCTTTATGAATCTAGGAAGGGCAGAGGATAGATTATATAATTATATATAATATAAGGGCGGCTATATTTTCGCAGATTTGCATAATAAAAGCCAGACCTTCCAGCGTTTCTATCTGGCGTGATCTGGCTTGTTATGCGTGTTATTTAATTAACGATTCTGTGTACTTTCAGCCTCTGCCCTTCCTGAGTTCCGTCAGCTCTCGTTATCTGATAGCCTAAAGAAGTTTTAGAAAAATGTCAAGCAGTATTTTAAAAAATATTTTTCTTGACAACCTGGGCGAAGCTGTGTTATTTAAATATTAACAGGCTCGGCGGCGGTCTGTACTCTGTCCATAGCCGCCATAAATAAGCATTTTAAAAGCCGTAGGATAATTTTCTAGGGTTTTATTTTTGTATTGATAAATATAATAGTTTGTGATATTATAATTTTAGTCGCTATAGATGGACGCTTCTATCAGTGGTCTCCGGCAGCTATCCGCCGGGTCAAGGATTGAAATATTAGGGTTCTTTTTAAAAAAAGCTTTTAAAAGCTTTTTTAGTCGCTCCGGGTGGTTGCTCCCGAGAGTGGTTCTCAGTGGCGATCTACTGGGACAGGGATTGAAACATTAGTATTTTTTTTAACTCCAAAAAAAGAAAGCCACATTTTATTATTTAGTGTGACTTTCTTTTTATTTTATTATGCGTTTTTTCCGTCCCCATAGCATTTATAAAATGCTTCTACCAGCTCCGCTAGTTCTTCCGGCGTGAGCTTTTCTTTTAAGTTGTCCGGGATGCGGTTGTAGTTGACTACAAAAGTATCGTTACAGGAACCTATTTTACAAGATTTTTTAATAAGCTTATATTTATACATGCTGCCAATCTCTTCATCTGTAAAATAGCCTTTTCTAATGGCTTTTCTTCCTTCTTTATCTCTGTCAAGTCCTAATTCCTTTATAGCTGTTTTTTTATTAACAACTCCGATTCCGTTAATTTTCATATTCTTTTTCCTCCTAATCCGCTCCCTGTCTGGGCTTGTGCTTGTTTTCTTTAACTGTCTTTATTATACATTATAAATAATGTTTTTGTCAATATATTTTAACATTGTTTATAATGTTTATTTTTCTACATGTTTAATTATATTGCCCGGCTGCATATCTAATATAGTGCATATTTTTTCAAGTGCTTTTATTCCTACCATTTCATTATTTCGTAAAGACTGAATAGCGTTTTCACCTAACAATTTTTCTTTTCTCAGCCTTGACGGATTATAGCCAGCTTCTTTGAGCGTTTCGAGAACGTTTATTTTGTATACAAGCATTTTTTCTCCCTCCGTTTTGAATTTAATTAACTACTTTTATTATATATAAGTAATGTAATTATTTCAAGCCCTTTCACATTAAAAATAATGCACAAATAAAGGCATGAATGTTTACATTAAGTTTGGTGCTTTTGTCAATTGCATTTACATTAAATTTAATGTATTATATAACCATCAACAGAGAACAAAAGAAACAAACAACCGGAACCGCCCGAACCACTCAACACAATGAGGACATAAGGAAACGGATCACGATTAATTGAAAAATTCTAGTTCCTGGCAACTAAATAAAAAAAAGCCCGGCGATCTTCCAAACCAAACCGGGCACCAAACTAAAAAGAAAGGCAACCCTATTATAACAGGGGCGAAGGTAAAAAACAATGAAAAAAATCAAAACATTAGAGATCAGTGCGAAAAGATGGTTTCAAAAATCTTATGGAAACACCTACCACGTTGTAAAAGCTGTTGTAAATGGAAAAGATGTTGTTGTTTCTGGAGTTACTTATGGATACGGCAATCACTTTTTGACAACTATCGCTGATCTGTTACGTGACAGAGGTTATACAGTGCCAGAAGATAATTCAAAAGCTTTTGTCATGATGACGAAATTCCCATACACCGTGGAAGATGTAAAAAGAAAGAAAGACTTAGTTTTCTAGCAAGGGGTGTTGGCATGTATAATAAATATTTGAGAAATATTAAATGGGCGGTCTTTACGATAATTGACCGCGCCACACAGGACGACCGAAAAAGCAAGGTAAAAGTTTCTGGTGCATTCAGTTGCCCGAGTAACGCAGAGGAGTTTATAAAAACTCTCCCAACTGGTCACAAATGGTATGTTCTTGATTTTGACCGTTTGGAACGCTTTGAAGAATTTTACAATTATGTTCAGAATATTAATGAGCAATATGGAGATTATGCAATATTTCATATTAATGACGGTGGTTTTTTAGTTGATGAATTAAATTGTTTTCGCTCTGTCCTTAATATCTGGACAGACACAAAAATTAATTAATCATTTCTGGCGGCTTTAAAGCCGCCAGTATTTAAGCAAAGGGGGCTAAAACATGAAATATCATTACATAGCAATCTCAAGACGCGAAAACAACAAAAACTTTGCTTATGTTCTTCGGGTCGCTAAATCTGACAACCTTATTTTTTCTTTACAGATTCCTGGGATAACTGCTGCAAATATTTGCAGCACGAAAAAAGAAGCGGAAAAAGTCGTTGAGTTTTGGAACAAGTGTTCTTTAAAAAATAAAACTTATGGAGGGTTTTAAAATGATAACAATCAAGAAAGCCACGCAAGCGCAGACAATCGCCGCCATAAAAAGCGGCGATTTCTTAACAGTTGATACAATCAACAGAAAAGCTGAAAAGGAAGCAATGGAAATCTTTAAGGCTGTTGCTGGTGGCGTTATTAAATTAGCTTATTGGGATATGTCCCCGGTAAAGCGTCGGGATGGTAAAAAGTCTGTGATGCGATATGCGCTGCACAGATCAACAAAAAAAGAGAACTGTTTGCAACTCTCCTGTATGGAGCTTATCGGCGGCGAGATCATCCCCACAAGTGACAAACAATTTAAAATTAATGATGATTACGACCGCCGGGAATTTTTCCGCAGTCTTCCGAGCGTTACAAAAATGACTTTAAAATAATAAGGGGCTTAAGATTCCTGGCAAGTTTTTGTACTGTTTATTTTTGGCTTAGTGTATGATATAATAACATAAAATGGGGGTAATACATATGATAATGTTAAAAATGGAAAAATGGGAAAGCGTTGTAAATGAAACTATTAAGCATTTTTTTGATAATTATAAAGTATTTGATGATAATAACAAAGCTTTAGAAAATAAAAGCCTGTATCAATACATTAATGATATTTGCGAAAAAGGCCCGGAAACAGAAATCTTGCACTTTTTATTTACTGGTGAAAGTGAATATATCCAATTTGCGGGAAAGTACAATATTTCTTTGTACGATGAATTTTCACAAAAACTTGAAAACAAATTGATTGATGAATTTTACTCCCTTAATCAAAAGCAATTCTGTGACGATCTCGAAAATTTTACAGATTATTTTTTAAGCGAACACACAATTTTATTGAAAACATATATTTATGATATTCTTGATAGTTTTACGGCTAAAAAGTTAAAATGCATTATTTTCAAATAGTTTTTACCGCTTCCCGGTTTCCAGACCGGCGGCACGTTCACGGCGTGCAAGCGGTTTTTTGGCATTCTGCCAGATACACCTTGCAAAGTTAATATAATAAGTCAATCAATTAACGCGCTATTTTATCCGTAAATCGTTTTTTTATGCTGTTAATGGTGATTTATGCCACGTTTGCATTATAAGCCGTTTATGAGCCTTTAAAACGCTTTATAGTGTGTTGCATGGTTTATTGACTGTCTGCGGCTATGGGTGTATAATAGCCTTGTATAGCTATGTTCGGCTATGCTTTATTTGCGTACCGTGTAAATTGGTGCATTTTGTCCGCTTATGTGCGTATCTTGTCCAGGCTTCCCGGTGATCTGCCGCAGTTGACCGGGCTATATAACAATTAGGGCTATACAACTATATTGTGATATGCTTGTATAACGCCGTATTTGTCATTTTAAGGCGTTTTATAATCGCAGTCAATAAAGTATAGGCTAAATACGCTACAAGCCATTTAAGGCTTATTTTGCAAGAGTATTATTGCATTTTTATTACTGCATTATATGTCATTTGCTGTTATGATCTATTATCTGTGGGTTATTGGTTCTGATCTGCCAGGGCTACGGCTTACGGTCGGCTTTGTTGACGTCCAATCGTTCCCGGCAGCGTCACGACTTCATCAGCTCGGCGCGGTATCGGTTCCCGGTGCTGTCCCTGGTTGATTTGTGGTAATAAATAACCGCAGCTGTTAGAGGTTTCAATAGTTGCAACTAACTTGTGGATAATTCCTAAATTCCAACATCATTCTGGCAGCCAAAAATCAAGGAAATCCAGAAAAAAAAGTGGCAACCGGAAAAATTCTCGCATTTTCTAGCTGCCACTTAAATTTTAATTTTGCACAAATATTTCTATAGCGTAAAGTTTTAAATGATTCAAAATTCACAATTTATTTAATCCTTCTTTCTTCCGTGTTCCATATCTTCTGTGGGATGATTTCTCTAATCGTTCAGTCCGCTTCATTTGGGACTTGGAAAGTTTCTTCTTTCTCTGGTAATTATCAGTCGTTGTTCCCATTCACGCCCTCCTTATTAATCTTCTGATTCCTGGTTTCAAAGTTTATAATTTCTGTGTCTGTTTCCAGTTCTTCCGGGATTCTTCCAATAATGATAACTCGAAGCGGCTTCAATCTCCGTTCCATCTCCTTGAAACCAACGCAAAATTCCAACCGTGCTGCCCTACTCTTTACTCTTCCATTGGTACAACAGGCAACTGTGCTTCCCTCCGGCAGTCCATCAAAGCACCAGTCCCAACAGTATTCCGGTAATATGCTTACGTTCGGAATTACAGGAATATCGTTCAAGATCATGTAGTGAGACAATGCATGATTGCGGTATTTATTCCACAGGCACATAGCTAACGGCATTCCATTCTTGCCAACCGATATGCTGAAATCTGGCATAATGACTGCATGAAAACATTTTAAATGCTCCATATACTTGTCTGGCTGATTCCATAATCTTTGAAACTGTACATCATCCACATAGAAATTTACATCAAGTTCCCGATGGTTCTTAATCTTCCGGCTAAAGCTCTCCGCAAAGTCTACAGTATCTTTTCCAGGATGGATAAAAGTCTTTGGAATTTTCGGGATTTCGTACTTACCATCAAGGTCTGCATCCGTGATTAAAAACTCTTTCATTGCGTCATAAGCTGTATGTATCATTGATTCCACTCCCATTTTTCTCTTATAGTGCTAAAAGGTACTTATATTTGTAAAATACCATATCTTGTGTCTTGATACAAGTTTTTCTACTAAATACCTTGTGTTGTTCTGAATGTAGAGTTAAAATCATATCATCAGAACGACGCAAGGGAAACCCCCATTTTTCAAGGCTTCCAGACCTCAATTGAAATGTTAGTGTTGCACATGTAACCGCCAACGGTTCAACGGTAATTTTCTCAAAAAGTTCATTAACAATCTGTCTGTTAATATCTTGTGGAGTAACACCTTTGAACTTTTCTAGCTGTTCTTTAATAGCACTTAATTGTATTTCTACTGGCTCTGGACTTTTGGTATTTTGGATTTCTAGAATATGACTCTCAATCTGCTTTATCTGCTTCACGTATTCTTTATTTCTTGAAATAAATTCATCATCAGATATTTTTCCATCCAGATTATATTCCAGTATTTTTTCACGTTTTTGTTTTAACAGATCAATCTGTTTTTCAAGTCGTGAGATTTCGTTTTTATTGTCTGGAATGTTTTTGATCGAGGACTGCAAAATTTCAAAATATTCCTCCAAAATGCTGTCAATATTTTCAGAAGATTTATTTATCAATTCTGCAATTATTTCTTTCAGTTCTGATTCTGCCAGCCCGAACGAATTGCAAGAAGCTGCTCCGTTTTTTATTTTATAGCTGCACACCCATCGAACATCCTCTTTTCCTCTGATATAATGTTGCTTCATCCAGTATGGTGCTCCGTCATTTGCGCAGAAAAGTTTTCCAGTGAAAATATTTTCGCTTTTAAAAGAGGTTCTTCTTGATTTTATGGCTTCTCCACGCTCTCTTAAATATGCGTTTGCCTTTTCCCAGGTAGCTTCATCAATGATCTGCGGTACTCTTGAACCATCATCCTTAAACATTATCCATTCTGACTGCGGAAGAAATTCTTGTTTCTTTGTGAACATATCGACAACCTTTACTTTTCCTCCACAATAGTATCCTTTGTATTTTGGATTCCGAATAATATTTTTTATGACATCTCTACTGATCTTACCGCCTTTGAAACTTCTATATCCCATATTCCAGAGTTTTTTTTCAATTCTTGGTGTAGACATTCCAGAAGCATAGTCTCGAAAGACCATTCGAACCATGTCTGCTTCTTCTGGAATCAGTTCGAGCTTCCCTTGATTGTTTGAGTATCCATACATTCTGTGTCCGAGAACAACACCGTTTTTGATCGACTGTGCGTGTCCAAACTTTACTCTTGAAGAAAGTTTTCGGATTTCGTCCTGTGCTACCCCGGCCATAATAGTAAGTCGAAACTCACTATCATCATCAATAGTGTTAATTCCATCGTTTTGGAACCAAACGCATACGCCGTAAGACAATAATTCTCTGGTATATTGGATGCTATCAAGAGTGTTTCTCGCAAATCTTGAAATTTCTTTTGTTATAATCATGTCAATTTTTCCAAGCTTTGCATCTCTGAGCATTCTTTGAAATTCTTCTCTTTTATCCGCATGCATTCCAGAAATACCATCATCAATGTAAGAACCTGCAAACTTCCATCTGTTGTTAGAATGTATCAGCTCTTCAAAATGTTCCTCCTGGTGTTTAATTGATGCTTGCTGTTCGACTTTTTCAGTAGAAACCCTGGCATAATAAGCAACATTTAGTTCAATGTCGTAAATAGAGCAATTTCTTAATTTTTCTCTGACATAATAAATATTCATAGTGCATTTCTCCCTTAATAAACAGGGAGTGGAATCATATAAAGTATAACACCTCATATAAATCCACTCAATACATTGTCGTTACTTTCTAATGCTAATTTCAGCTTTTATTTTGTCCCTTGTTTTCTCATCTATCAGACCAAGTGAGAACATTCTTTCGTTTATGGCATACAATATAGCTTTTTCCATTAATTGTCCCTCCATATAATTATCTCGTTTTAAACGCTGTTTTCCTTTATCTTTTGTATGCCCTATAATTTCTACCATTATTCTCTTTTGAACGATTCTGCGCTATTTTAAGTACACAATTATCACGTTTTACAACAAATCAAAGATATTTACCTGTCCATCAATCTGAGATTCTTCCAGATTGTAAAATTTGCAAGCTATATAATCTGGATTCCAAGCAATTTCCAGTTCGTATTGAAGGCACTGCGGATTCTTACCATTACGGAAGAATCTGCATTCCGAACAGGTATGCTGATAAGCTGTACCGCCAGACCGCTTATACATTTCGCTTATCTTTCTCATAGAATCACTCGCTTTACTCTTGACTTTCCTCTCGCTTTCTTCTTGAAGATACCATTTTTAACACAATCCCTCGGATCACATCCTCTGCTATGTTCTTCAATTAAGATATAATCACAGGTTGCATTTGTGCTCCATGCATTTTCGCTCTTGCTGTAATAGTCGCATTTTGAGCATTGTCTCCGCTTTAAGCCTATAATTTCAGTGCTTTTTAATTCTCTCCATGGTTTTCTATCTGGCAATTTTCCGTACCTCCCAATCTGGCAGAATCTATAATTTTTAAAAGGTCTGGACTTAGTTTTCTTCGTTCTTGTTCTCTTTGCACTTCTGCCCGGTAAGTCCTTTGGAAGTTTGATTGAACTACACTCCACCATGTGCCATCCACATTTTCAGATACCGCCCATTCTCTAAGTTGTGCCGGGCTTGATACTGCTTTCTGAATGATTTTTGGAAGTTTATCAAACTCTGTTTCTGCGTTATATGTAGAGTTCTGAATAGATTTGCATACCTTTTCCCATGCTTCTGTTTCGTTCAGTTCTTCCTTCTGTGGTGCAATGCTATTGGCACATTCTCTTAACGCAGCTATTGAAGGCTCTTTCCATTCAGTCTGCATATATTTCTTTAATCCGAAACTTAAAAGCTTGTAATCTAGGTCTTTAAGGAGCCCATACCAAGTATCAAAAGCATATTGATCTGGCAGAAATGATGGAGAAGTGTACACAGCTTTCATTGCCTTTACGAGTACCGCCCATTCTTCTCTTGTCATACCCAATTATCCACCTCGCTTACCCTGTTTTGGATTTTCTCCATGTAGCTTTGAGGCTTGTTGCCGGATTTATCAAGATAGTTCCCTTCAAATACCTTTGCAAAGTTACCGGGCTTTAAGAACCAATCGAAAGTTATCATCCAACCTTCTTTGTTCTGGCCTTGTAAGAAGCTGCTATGGCGAATGTTTTCAATGGCTTCTAAGATATCGTCCATATGGTTCTGACGGATTCTGGCTTTCACTGCTTGTTCTCGTTTTGATGTCATTCTTTTTACAGGGTTAATACCAAATTCTTCCAGAGTATTCCATTCATCAATGATTCGTTGGACGTCAGTCTGACGAATAGTATCTTTAGATACTATTAAATCATTTATATCTTTTTCTTTATCTTTATCTAATTCTGTATCTAAATCTAATTCTAAATCTTTATCTAAACCTATATCTTTATCTGAGTGCGTCTTTCGTTCGTCTATTTTGCGTCTTTTCTGCGTCTGCCTGTTTGAACGCTCTATTAGTTTGGTATCATCAATAGAATTTCCATTTGTCAGTGAGTAACTTCCGTTATCTTTCAATAGCAGTTTCTTTTTTTCATCAGTGTATGAAGTTTCTATATATCTGTCTCTGGACAGGGTGTTGTGCATTCTCCAATGTTTAATAACGATCACGCCATCATCAAACAAGATAACAAATCTCTTGGCAATTAGAAGCTTCAAATCATCATCATTCGCTCCTATTATTTTTTCAATCCTCTTTGGGTTTCCAATAAATCCATCATCGTCCGCTCTCATGTTTAGATGAAAATAAAGACATTGTGTTGATAACGGCATATCAAGGAAAGCATCTGTATCAACAATTTTCATTGTGAACATTCTTTTATTTGCCAATTTTGAAATTCCTTTCTCCAATTCCTGGATTTTTCAAAAGTGTTTATTTTAATTCAACTTCAATTCCATTGATTTTCAGTTCTCCATTTACCGGAACCACAAGAGATGGAACGCCGTTTATTTCTTTCAATTCAATCAGAGCAATTTTATCCGGCTGGATGCAGATTGTTGCATCTGGTGTTACAATTTTTGCAGTTTTTGAATTGTGGATATTGTCAAGGGCAACAGGCTCATTACTGAAATACATTTCCCAGTTTTCCTTGAAATCTGATAACTTCTCGTCTGGAACTCCGCAATATCCAAAAATCTGTTCCATTTCATCGCATGATACAGTTATCATCTCCGGGCTGTCTTTCTTTTGCTCTCTTATTTCCTGTAATGATTCAACCAGGCTTTCAGTGAAATTGAATGTTGTATTTCCTTCGAAATTGTCCATGATAAAATCTGAAAAGACATTGATCTCATTTCCAGGTATGCGTGGAATCGGTGTGCCAATAACATTTTCGATGAAGTCTGGATGAATATTCTTTATGTTTTTGTTGAAATACAAGGTTCCATGAATATCAGTGCTTCTGTCATTAAATACCGGGAATAAGAATCCTGTTTCTGGTCTTGACACTACCCAATCACGAATACGGTCTTTGATGTTATTTTCAGCCACATCATAGCTAAGACCTGCCTTTGAAAGATTCACCGGGCAAATGCTGCACAGAATGTGTTCATAAATTTCTTCTGATGCATCGTGCATTTCGGTTCCATCAGAAGCCTTTCCGGGAATGTCATATGCTGCATGAATGAGAACTATGTAGTAATTTTCTGGATAGTCATAGTTTTCAATTACTTTGTCGTAGAACTCGTCCAAAAGCTCATCATCTTTAAGCTTACTTGCTCTGATCCGCATAAGAAATTCCTGTGTTCCACCCTCTTTTTCCTGTGCTAATGGAAAATCAAGGTTCATAAGGTTCTTTCCAAGTCTGCCAGACATGGTTTTCTTGAAAATGTCAAAATACTTAAACATTTCTTCCTCTGGAAGGGAAAGGAAAGCTTCTTTAATCTTTGTTTTCTTATTCTTCTCCGCATCCACATAACAACCACAAATGCGTGTAATGGAACAATTTGCTGGTGTAAATTGTTTCTTGATCTCTGCGATTTCTTTCTTATTCATGATTAATCCTCCAATTTTAATTTTTGTAAAATAAATCAAATTATATGAATTTTATGTGCTATTTCTTGATTACCTTCATGTTTTTATTCCAACTTCCAGAAATTGTTCCGTCTGGGTGAATTATAAATTCTCTGCAAACACTATTATCTTCCGTTTTCTCTATTTCGCTAAGCATTTTCATGTTTGAATAGCTAAAGGTAATTAAAATATCTTTGTATTTCCATATCTCATACACATAATAATCCTGAATTGTTTGTTCGATAAATTCAAAATGATTGTATGCGTATTCAAGTATTTTGTTATATAATTCTTCTTTTTCATCGTATTTAATTCCGCTTTTTTCACTTAGCTTCATAAGTTTTCTGAATGATAAATCATCTGCAAAAGAGTATGCATCAATCGTATTTAATACATCTTCGATTGTGTTTGCATCGCACAATACGCATTGCAATCTCATTTTGGTCTTTAACAATTTGCCTTTAATACGTTCCAGATCAGCCAAAGATGGCATACATGTTCCAAAAATTTCATTATTTTTCTTATCAGAAATAGCATGTCTGCTAATGTCTACAAAATCAAACAGTCCATCAATTTCTTTAATATGATTTTCTAAGTATTTCCCATTTGTATTAATCGTCAAAAATTTAATATCGTGTTTTCCTAAAACTTCACACAATTTAGTAAATTTTTCAAATAGCAGTGGCTCTCCACCTGTTACAGATACGGAATACAATATTCCTTCTTTTTCCATTTCTGAAAGCATTTCATCAACTTGCATTATAAAATACTCTGCATTCTCGCAACGTTCTGCGTTTTGTTCGACACAGAATGAACATTTGGCATTGCACTTATCTGTTATTTTCAAATGCAAGTGCCATAACCATTCATTCTTTTCTACTAAAATCCGATGACCAAATAATTTGACTTCCATCTTGCCATCATAATTTATTGGTAATCTTTCGACATTGCACTTGTGAATGTAATCTTTTATACTTTTATTTTGTACAAACATTAATATCACCAATCCTTTCTGCTTCTCTCGCCTGTTTCTTTTCAATCCACTTATTAATTTTATCATCGGAAATCATGTACATTTGCTTTAACATTTCGATGCAGATCAACACATCAGCAATTTCTTCTATCATGTTATCACGGTTGATTTTTCCACGCTTTGCCTTACTGATTGCCTGGATAAGCTCGGCACATTCTTCCATGCAGACGGTACTCTGTTTTTCTTCCCCATAATACAGAATGCTTCTCGCAATAGTGTACTTATCAATAATGTATCTCTCTTTTGTGCTGGATTTCTCTTCTTTTACCAATTCGAAATATTTATCTCTATATTCCAGGACAACTTCAAAATTGTATGAACCATATCCCGTATGGTAAAAGTTATCTCCAACCTTCTTATATTTTATTTGATAATATGGTTTCTCACCCATAACCTCAAAAACCAGATCCAATTCAGTTACTTTTTCTTTTTCAATTTTTGCTTCTCTTTCGCTTTCTATAGAAACATTTTCTAAATTATCCATTATTCCCCTCCACCTTAATAAATGCCATCCAATGTGTTTTCCCCTGTTTGCCAGATCTATTGCCGTACAAGGGTCGTGCCCCAATGGCTGCAATAACGTCCTTTACAGAAATCTGTGTCTCATTCCACTTAAAAATCAATGTGCCGTAAGGTTTAAGCACACGCATACACTCCGAAAAACCATCATGTAACACTTGTTTCCATGTATCTTTGTTGAGTTTTCCGTACTTCTTTACCATCCAGGCATTGTCTCCTCCTTGGATAAGATGTGGTGGGTCAAACACAACATGGCAAAATGTATTATCTTCAAACGGGAGGCATGTGAAGTTGCTATAATATCTGGATGGATGTTGCAATACCTTGTTACTTTTCCATCTCCGCTTGTCCATATTGCTTCGTCATCCAGTTCGCGTTTATCAACGAAAACAGCAAATTCATTATTTTTGTTGAACCAAATCATTCTTGAACCACATGTAGCGTCCAGAACAGGTTTATCCATTTTCCTTCATCTCCTATCCAAAAAGTTTTCCACAAATTACACATCTGTATATATGCCCTCTTCTGCGAGAGTGATATTTAATCCATTGATGACTGTGCATTCTTCATCTCCTCCAATTTCCTTGCAGTTTTTCTATAATCTCTATTTGCTGACCGGAACATCATCAGAAGAATTTCAGATACAGGTCTTGTTCTGTATCTCCTCACTGCTCTCTTGATGCATGAAAGCTCACTTCCGTCTGGTATGTAAACCCCTACAGAATACGGAATTTCCAGAGATATTTTTGCATATACATCTTGCGGCATAACTAAATAGTTGAAATCGCCAATGAAATTTAACCCGTGTCCAGATTTGAAATCTTCAACAGACGACTTAATTTCATAGCAGTAGCAATCCGCTTTTTCTATTCCAGAAACGCTATTATTTGCTGGAACAAATTTCATGTAGTCCACTCTGATTGCATGATCTGTATAGTAATCAAATGTAACTTCTCGTGCCCAATAAATACGTGGATCATTATGCGGATTAATTTTCTTTTCAACCATGGCTGATAATTTTGCCGTAATCTCAGGTCTTGTCATTTCCCAGCTCCTCCAACTTCTTCTCAGCTTCTTCGCTGGTAGTAAATACTTTTATCCCAATAACATCATCTGAGAAAAATACTTCTCCATAATCTTCTTGGATTGCCTTTATGTTATATAATTTGCTTATCATAGTAATCTGAGATACTTTCATCTTGATAATTGGGTTTCTTGCGCCCTTGTTAATTCGGAATAATATATCCCCAACCTTACACGGCAATCTCACAAGCAATCCCTGTTCTTCTAAGTCTTTGTATTTCTTCAACTCTTTCTGCATTATCGCTAATTTAGCAAGTTCCAATCCAGTAAATGCACCGTTTTCTTTGAGTTCCTTTAATTCTTTTAAAGTGCCAATATCTTTGTAAGACTTTAATTCTTCAAGCCACTCTGCGATTTGTTCATACTCCTTTACATATTGATTTCGTATATCTGCATTTAACTCATTTGCATCTTCTGAACCCATATCTGCATTCTCGATACTCCATTTATAACGATTTGCAACTATCTTTAACTGTTTAATACCATCATCAATTAGAAATCTCTCCATCTACTTCACCTCTTCCATCTGACTTTCTACAGTATCTGCAAGTAACTTCAAGGACTTAATAAACGAGTCCGTCAATGCTGTTTTGTATGGGCTTTTAGTGAATGTTCTGACAAGGCTTACTGCATCCTTGATTTTTTCTTCATCTTCGACGATTTCAGATGCTTCACACAATGTTTTTTTATTGTCTCTGTAAGTAACAACCTTGCTACTATAAAAATTCAATAAGTTTGGAAACGGAATTTCGATAGGGTTTAAATGGTCTTCTCTCGCCCATGTGAATCCCTGAAGCTTTGCCATTTTTATAACACTCAAATATTCTCCCTGTGTCTTTACGAACACGCTCTTCCCTGTTAAATCAATCATCAAAATTTCCTCCTGTAATCTCATCAATACACTGATTCCAGCCCTCCGCAAAGCCAGCATCAGACGTATTGGCTGGATAATCTCCATTGTCTTTTTCTGGCAAATCCATAAGCGGACACCAGTCTGGTCTTGATTTACTTTCACAATCATAATGTTCTTCTGTCATCAGAATTACATCATAATATAAACAGTCAGCTAATTCACAGCATCCCTCATATTCAAGATTTCCACAATATTCAGTTCCGAACGGGCAGCCATAACAATTTTCTGGCGTGTCAATCACTAATACTGATTTGCTCATTCAACTCCACCGCCTTTCACGATTTCGATTGCCCTGCTCAGTCCAGCATTGTATCCTTGATGCACATCAGATAAAATACATTCTGATTCAATGAATTTATCTCTTTCCAATTCGCTAATAGCCTTATCCACATCAAAAGCTGTCGGCTGCTCGTCAACAATATGTATATATCTGTCTATAATCTTCTGTATTGGTTCTCCTAAGATATTTTGAAGCAGTATATCTTTTTTTAATTTATCTGTGTCGATTAACCGCATTCCTCAGCCCTCCTTGTATGGCTCTGGAAGTGGTCGCCATGCCGTAATCTCAATCCAATCATAATTGCTATCAAGATAATATCCGTCACAATCAATAAAGCTTGTATCTTGCCATGTTGTTTCTCCGTTAGTAACCAATATTTCTTGTCCGTCATCTGGCATTTTGCAGTCAAGCATATACTGTATATCAGTTGATATGGATTCTTCCGCACGTTCTTTTTCTGATATCTGATGATATTTTACCGGAATCCACCCATTTTCTTTCTCGTCCTGTTCCAGATCGTCCAGAAGACTATTTACGATATCCAGCGCACTCCCTGGAAGCCCATGCTTATACCGCGATTTCTTTTCTATCTCAGCTTTGTATTGCTCTAATCTGTTTCGTACTCTGCTCATACTTCCACCTCACTATCCTCTGGCATCTGGAACGTCATTCCATTTTTGAGCATTTCTCCAAGTTCTCCCGCATGTGCTTTGTTTTCTTCCGTTTTTGGCTTCATACTTAATATCCTACATACTTCTGGAATTACATATTTTGTGTATTCTGAATCTCCATATGCTTCCTGAATCATATCCAGTACTTTCATGGCTTTTTCTTTGGTGGAATATTTTCCTAAAATAAGATATCCTCCATTTCTCTGTGCATCCTGCAAACTCCAACATATAACATTCAACGAATCTGGGAGCTTTAGATTTATTACAATGTTTTCAAACTTTACCAGTGCTGTTTTATCCTGGCTTCTGATTAACATTTTGTGTCCTCCTTATTCGATAAAATTTGTTCCGCACTGACAATGATAACTAATATGTCCGTTATACTTACTTACATTTGCCATTACCTTTCTACCGCATGAAAAGCAAGTTACCTCTTTCGTTAGTGGTTTTTCGTATTCTTCTACTTCTTTATCTTGAATAAACCTCTGACCGCACCAGTGGCATTGTTCAGTGCTATATGGCATTTCTCCACAAAGAGGGCATTCTGGAATTATTCCGTAACCATCATTTATGATAGGGAGTTTGATTGGTTTTCGCTTTGAATAGATGTTCCAGAGTTCTTTTCTTCGGTTTTCTTCGTCCTGCGTCTTTAACGCTTGGTACTTCTTTTCCTCTTCTTTGTCCCAGTAAATGACACAAGCTTTATCTTCCGGTGAAATGTCTTTGGTGTACGGCTGTATTATGCAACGATATCCTGTTTCGCCTTTTCTTTTTCTTGGCTCGCATCTTACACAGCCACCGCATTTTTTATCCAAAAATTCTTCTGGATAAATGCTTGTGCTGGAACGTCTTTCTCTTTCTGGCATTCCATCGCTGAATTTAATTTCACTCATTTTCATCCTCACTTTCCCCATGTAAGCAACTGGCACGCTATTGTGCAGTTGGTACATGATTTTAATACTCAATAAAATCAGATAATTCCATCTGACCAACTACGTTGTTATCTTGCATCCACCATAGATAAACTTCTTCGCCGCAACTCCACTTCGTATCTTTTCCACGTCTCCGGCGTTCCTCAATCATTCTGTCAAAAGCACGTATATAGGCTTGCTTGTATTTTGGGAAATCATACATTTCCTTTTCCCTCTGCTTCTTCGATGCAAGCGGACAGCCTAAGCAACCTAACCTATTATATCCGCATTGGTACAGCTCACATACCTGAATATCTTTTTCACCAATGAACTGCCAGATATTTTGATCTGTCCAGTCAATAATTGGATTAACTACTGTCTTTGCTTTCATCTGGCAATTTTCAAATAATCTTCTAGTACAATCATTATCGGTTATAAGCATTTTCTCATCAGAAACGCCGATACTTTTGCTTGCTGTCTGTCCTAATACTTCAAATGGGCTTCTATTACTTCTCTTGCTACTTTCAGACCATCTAACGCCTGTTGCAATCATTCTGTTAGGATTCCCACCTTCTTTCAGTTCTGAACAGCAATACCGAACAATTCTGGTAGGTGGCATTAGTTTTCTTGGAATAAGATTCCACATTGTAAGACGGTTGCCGTTTTCCTGCACATGATAATCAATCTCGCATTTGATGCCTTTGTCCGTCAATTCAGAAAACGTATTCTTGATATGCCTTACTGTCTGCGGTGCATCAACAGTGGTATGTGAGTTATGTACTTCAAACGGGATTCCAGACATTCTGAATAGTTCAAGAAGCACATCTGAATCCTTTCCGCCGGAATACTCACATACAAGTGGTTTGTTATAATGTTTCAACGAGAGATCAGACGCAAGCCGGATTCTTTCAATTGCTTTTTGTTCTAAATCCATAATATTTACACTCCAAATCTTCTAACCAATTCTTTATTCAAATCTGGGATTCTTACATCTGTTTCAGATTCCAATTCCTCAATCATGCTCATAAAGCTTCTTTCGCCACGGTTCGCTTGTCCTACAAACTCATTTGCACAATTGATTACGTCCAAAAGTCTTTTAGTGGAAAATCAATGCAATTTCCGTAATGCCAACATAGTTGTTACCGTGTTAATTGTATTCGCCCAGTCGTCACCAGTATTGAAGCCATCGTTATAGGCTTGATCTTGCATGACTTCCAGCTCTTTACGTGAATTCTGCATGGCTCTGGCGAATGCCTGTGACATCTGATTGTCACATTCCAACACCCTATTTTTCTTTGGCGCTTTCATCTTTAATTTGCTTCCCATATTTTTTCCTTTCGTATCTGTATTCCGTCAAACGGTATGCTCTCGATATTCCCGGATGTTCTGTGGCAATCAGAGAATCCATCTCCAATTGCCGCATATGTCTCTGGACGGTACACTTTGTAAGGTCTGTTCCATCCATAATTTCTTCATAAGAAGGCATATATCCGTGTTTCTCAAAATACTTGACAAGAAATCTGTAAATATCATTTCTAGCAGATTGCCCCTCATTATATTTTCTCTGACGGTAATTCATAGGCAAAACGGATTTTCTTCCGCAGTATTGCTTTTTTCTACACGCATTTTATTTAATCTTTCCGCAGCTTTCTTCTTTGTTTCATCGGAATATTTTCTCGGTGGATTGATTTTAATGTAGGAATACGGCAAGTGAGCGAAAATAGATCCATCATTATTTCTGGCAAGAATTTTTACATCGTCTGGAAATTCCTTTTCTAATTCCTCACATCTGTTCTTCCAGGTACTCCCATTCTTAGCAGTAAGTCCTACATAATCTCTTCCGGGAATCCACTCAATTACACATTCGTTTGTGTTTTCTGACACAAAACTCACCTCTATTCATTTTTTTATTTTTTATCTTTGGAATTTAGCCAGTAGAACTACTGGTGCGTTAGAATCAGTGATAATTTTCTTCGTTGAGTAAGTCGTTGAATTTTTCCAACGCCTTAATAGATACTTTGTTATTTGCTTTTTCTGGTCTGATTGATACATTTAAGTGAATATCAATGATGTGTTTTAATTCTCGCGCAAGGGTTATTTTGCCTTGTTGAATTCCCTGTCTGTATGTCTTGGGCGGTTTATATTGCCCTGTTACTTGCTTTCCAGCTGACTGGCCACCAGCTGTAACGTTGTACATCTGGAAGCCTTTATCTGCAAAAGCCTTGATTGTTTCAATTTCTTTCTGGTCAAGTTCATCCTTTCTACATGTTCTATATGAAAGTTTCCAACCAGTAGGATTACTTTCACTGTAAAACTTATGCTTTTTAAGGCTTAATGCTATGTGATCGTATTCCCCTAAATGGCTCGCACATCTCTCGCAAAGGTTGACTGCCTGTCCACAATACGCTCGGTTTATTCCGGCTTCGTCAGTTCGGTAAAACACGTATATACCACTAGAATATGGAATGCTTGGACATATCCTTTTTATTCGATTCTCTCGTTCTCGCTTCATAGCGAAAACTCTACTATAATCCACCAGGCATCACTCCTTTCCAATCTGGTCAATGAGTTTCTTACATTCATCTTTAACATAGGCAAGTGAACGAATTTTGCAATCTGGATCTTTATTTAATTCTCGCCAGCAATCTCCCATTATTTTAAGCTTTTTTTTGAAGCCTGGTTCTTCCCCGAAATACTGTTCTGCTGTCTCAATATCATAACCATCGAAACAATGAGCGCAGTCAAAACCAATCCACCATGTATTTTTATCATCACAACCATGCAGATATGGTTCTGAATAAGTAACTCCACCATGGCAGTCAAGATAACCTAAATCATAAACGCTTTTCTTTGCTAGCTTATGGCTGTTAGGTATTCCAACGTATCCGCATCTGTATGCTCTAGGCATGAACAGGACTACACATTGGTAACCTTTATACTCGAATTTAGTTTCTAAAACTGGTTCCATTTATTTATCACCCCTCCTTAACTAAACGGAAATTCATCTTCCATACCGCCTAAATCTGGCACATCCATGAAACTAGGTTCTGGCGGCGGTACTGGTCGTGTGTCTGTTTCCTGTGTCTGTGGTGACTGGCTCTTTCTTTCTGCAAATTCATGTTCTGCAACAAGGCAATCATTTGAGTAAACTTTTTCACCATTTTTGTTCGTATAGTTTCCAGTCTGCCATTCACCACGCACATTTACTTTCGTGCCTTTTTTAAGATATTTCTCTGCGAATTCTGCATTTTTTCCAAGACATACGCAAGTGATAAAATCAGATTTTCTTTCTGTATTCTTTTTCACTCTTCTCTCGACAGCCAAAATATATCTTGCGATTTTGGTATCATTCGTTCCCATTCTGATATCTGGATCAGCAGTTAATCTTCCAGAAAGAATAACAATATTCACAATTTATCACCTCTCAATCTGAATGTCGCATCTAATAAGTGCGTGTTTGATTTTCTTTGTATTTCCTGTTACAGTTTCTTCTTTCCCGATAACAAAGGAAATATCATCTTCTGTTACGTTGAATCCTTTTGTTTTGATATGCTCCATGATGATTTCTTTAATTTCATCTGTGCCGATTCCGATTGTTATTTCCAATGGTGTTACCTCCCTGGTTTGTATACTGGTGGCATTGGTTGCCATGCAATGACTGGGTAATATGCAATTCCGTGTTCTTCTACCATGCCCCATCTTCCACCGCCTAAATATGTAAGGGTTGTTGGTAACTCGGCGTCTTTTATGGTAACGTTGTATTTTATCTTATCTTCTGGGCTTTCTCTCACATCTGGCTCTGGCGGTAACTTCACATCTGTTGGAATCCACATATCCGCAGGACTGTAGGAACAGATCAGTTCTTCAACTTTCTTGATTGCGTCATTCCAACCTTTATCGTACTTGCATTCCTGTTCAGAAGGTTCTGGCTTTTTCAGTTTGTCAAGTGTTTTTAAGAAGATTTTCATTGATTAATCCTCCTTAACTTTTTCGACAGTTTCTTTTATTGCTTCTTTCACAGCCTTGGTTTTAATCATCTTATCTGCCAAGGCTTTTGCCGCTTCCTGTACGATCACGCTTTCATTTTTTTCTATTATCTCAGAAATATGAGAATGTATCATCCTACACAACGGCTCATTGGTTTCTCTACTGCCATATAACTCTTTTTTATAAATAACTCCTTTGATTTCTTTGGTAATTTTTTCAACTACCCTGTCCTCAACATTTTTACGTATTTCCCTGGCAATTTCTTCCTCATTAACACCAATCGTTACTGGCACACTGAATACGCTCATTAGATGCCTCCTTTAATACTTATCAATCTCAATTTCTTTATCGTTGCAAAATTTATCTGACTCTTTAACGATAGAAGAAACTTTTTCGGAAATAACTTTTTGCGCTCTTTTAACTGCTTCTTCAAAGTCCTCAGTGTCAAGGTGGTAATCTACTATTCCTATCCATTGGCAGCTAAGAAACCAGTCATCACCAACGCCGATTATTTTATGAATCGCAATTTTAAGAGAGCTGTTTTTTAACTCAAAAATAGTTCTTTTAGTATTTACTTTGAATTTCATATTTCTCCTTTCAAAACGGGCATAAGTCCAAATTAACCTCCAGCCCAGGTCTGGCAATCTTGACGAGTGCATCATCCCAAACCACCGCTTCTTTTATCTCTTTCAAAATCTGTTCCGGGTCAGCTGTTTCATTACTCAAATGCACCAATGTTACTGTCCGTAATGCTGCCGTATGGTTTGTATTCACCAAGCTTTTGCAAGTATCTAAGGAACAATGCCCTTTAAGCCTGTGCGTGTAATTTTCAGCTGTTTTGTCAACCAATTCTTTACAATAGTTGCACTCAATAACAAAGTGATTCAGTCGCATTGCTTTGAAGTTGTACTTGCAGTATTCAAAGTCTGTCATGTACAACAGCTTCCCCATTTCTTCATGCTCCACGATATACCCATAATTGAAACATGGAATAAGTTGCCCTGTGTCCTTATCCCTTGTAGTATGCGGCAGATAAAACGGTATTACTGTAAATGAACCAACCCGAAACGGTCTTTTCTCTGGAACTCCTTTCATCAATTCGCCAGTGATGATTTGCAGATGTTCCACGGTTTCGTCATTGGTGTAAATCTGAATACCTAAATTCATCAGATTTTTAAATGATTCACGGTGATCACTCAACCGTGTTCATGGGTAAGAAGCACGCCAGAAACATCACTTGTTCTGTAATCAATAGCTTTCAGAATGTCTTTGTATCTGCATCCGCAGTCCAGAAGAAGCATTTCTCCGCTGTTCGATTTCAGAACATAGCAGTTTCCGTGGGTGCTTCCTGTGTTTACTACTCGCATGAACATTTATTATCACCTCTATTTCTAAATATTCCTTTAAATCAGTTTTCTTCATTCACAACAATACCGCCGTGGATAATAACTCGCTTTCCGTCCGAATCGTCAAAATAAACTTCATTTTCAGATTCGGAAACATCGAACTTCCCAGACCAGGACTTGATTTTACCGCCATTGTAATCGTAAACAGTTACGGTACGGTTCAGACCACCGTCAATATCACTAGACAGTGATTTTAATGATCTGCTACAGGAAGAACAACCGCTAAACATTGTGATTGCTGTAATCCCTGTGATTAATACTGCTGTCTTAATACATTTATGCTTCATTTTGGCTCTCCTTTTACATTGTAAGTCGGATTATAATGAGTACCACATATGTAATAACATTTAAAAGAATAATTAAATTGGTTCGATTGTATTCATTTTTTCGAATAAAAGTTACTATCCATCCCAAAAGTGCTACTAAAAGCAAAACAATAAGCACAATTGTGGAAGTTTCCATCCTACATTTCCTCCTGGCTCATAAATGACGGAATCTCTGTTTCCACTGGCTCTGCTGCCGAGACTGGCTCTTTCTCTGCTGTTTTTACAACTTCTGCGACTGTTGGCTGTTTAGGCTGTTCTTCGATTGCCGCTGGTTGTGGAATGAATTCTTCTGCATTGGCATTCTGTTCGATTTCTTCCTGCACTTCCCTGTACGTAGCATCCATCATGTTATATTCATAAGCCTGCACTGGATTATCCCATTTCTTAGGAATTGACTTCATAATATTATTTCGCATTTTACGAATAAGCATAGATTCTTTGGATTGCGTTTCGTAATAAGAGGGTGAGATATATGGTCTTAATTCCTCGCAATCAATAATTGCTTCTAATTCTCCAATCTCGGAAACTTTTTTCATAACCTCTTTTTTCTTTGCTTCAATCTGAGTTTTCTGTGCATCTGTAGCTTTATATCTGTCAGCACAAATTCCAAAAGTTTCATTCTGGAGGTTATTTTTGATATGTGCCGCAAGATTCTTTAAAACATCTGCTCTCTCACAGGAATGATACTCAATGTGTCCATCTTTATATTGAATTGGATATACTACACGAACAACTTTTCCAATTCCAGATTCTTCCCATTCTGGCGGTGTGATTTCTACACCTTTATGTCTTGGTGGAATATACTTATCACCTTCTCTGACTTTCCAGTATGGGAATACTTTTTCTACATTTACACCATATCTGCTAACAAGGCTGTCATTTCCATCACCCTCAATAGCAAATTCAATCTTCTTCTCCCATTGAGCTGGTTTCCCTTTTCCTGCTACGTTTACGTTTCTGATCTGGAAATAACACTCTCTCGGCTGTGCATTTGCATTCAGTTTCAATGCTGCTACTTTGCTCAGAATGAATTTAAGGTTGGAGCCATTTATTGCCTCAAAACTTACTCCGCTCTCATGCACCATCTGGAAAATAGATCCCATTGCCGCTACTACGCAATCTTTTGAGTAGGAATCAAATTCCATTCCTCTTGAAGTCAAATCTCTTTCCATTAAATCAACATACCGATTTGTATAGTAGGAAAGCTGTGTGTTAAATGTTGCTACTTGTGTGTTTTCTGCCATTTTAATTCTCCTTTTCTTTATTTATATGCTCAGTGGCATATGAAACAGGATGAAATAATTTGTCCTATGTTGAATTGTAATTTCCTGTTCTTTCATTAACTGTTTTATTTTTCCCTGTTGTGCTTTCCGGGCATTCACCCGGATTCATATGCCACCGATTTTTTATTTACTCTACGTGGAATCTTCCATAACCGCTTGTTCTGCCAGACCCGATGCCACATCCAAATCCTGCAAGCTGAATAATATTAACGATCTGCTCAATGGAATAAATATTATCTACATATGCAAGTTCGATTTCTGCTGACCATCCGGTAAATCTGTTTAAATGTACAAGAACAGGTTTTCCTTTCTTTGGTGACATTAGTTTTTCGTCAATGTAATGCTCAGCAAACTTAATCGGTATTAAACCTCCTTTGGCGATAATATTTACTCCAGCTTTGAACTTTGTACTATATGTATCAACCCCATTTCTTACAACAGCATCGCAAAAACATTTCAATAACCCGAATGCTGTAATGCAAGGTGCATTGTTGGTGAGTGCATCAATAAGGCCTTTTTCTGAGAAATCTGTAGGTTTTCCATTGTACCAGTGAATTGATGTAATGATTTCTTCCCATACATTTGCTTTTTCAAGGTTCTTTGCCTTGTCTTTTCTCTGATCAATCAGTTCTCTTGCGGTCACGTCATTCATCTTATTGAGAACTAAGTCTCCGTCTCCGATGATTGTGACTGTTGCGTGCTTAACGTTGATTGCCTGTAACTGAATTCTTTCTTCTTTTTTAGTTTCCATAATTCTTTTCCTCCGATTTTTTAATAGTTTTTATAGTTTCTGTTTGCGCAAACATTCAAGCAGATTAATCCACAATAGTTTAATATAAATATAATGTTGTGTTATGTATTTTCGTATGCCGTATTGTACTGTGCTATCCTGTAATGTATTGCGAAAGTAATCCGCTTAAATCTTTGCGTAAATTTCAGATATGCTTAACTGACAATAGAAAATGTCTTATAGTGTCCTGTATTTTTCTGTAATATGCTATCCTATATTTTGCTTGCACTGTAGTTAGCTTTCCTATTCTTGGCAGATTCTACTGCCAGTTAAATACATCTGGTTGAGTTGAATGCTCAGTATGTAACACGAATGTGCTGTACTTTAATTTTCTATCTTGCTGTGTTCTTTGTTTTTATTTGGCATAGCATCTTCATGCTACATACTCAAAATTCAATTTGTTTGGATGAGCCGCTTTATAAGCGATATAAAAGTCATGATAAATTGTAATATCTTATAATGTGCTATCATGTGGTGTTTTTTAATATTCTATCTTATGATGACGGTTATACCGCCTGTAAAACAGCCCATCCGTTAAGTACTGTGTTGTATTATTCTGTGCTATTATTTCCTGTTGTAAGAATTTTTGTCCTATAGTAAGTATTCACAACACTTGTCACTCTGCATAAGTGAGAATAATTTTGATGTAGTTTATTATATTGTCTTTTGTTTTCCTGTTTTTTAATGTACTATGCTATCCGCTTATGCAGACTGATAAATGCTGTGGTTTCCTACGCTCATAAACCTGTAAAATCAAGCGAATATTCTGTTTCGAACTATCCTGTGATGTCGTGTTGTGTTCTGCTTTTTCCTGTACTTTACTTCTTTTGCCTATTTTACAGGCATATCAACGTAGTAATTTCGCCGCTACTGCACTCATGTCCCTACAAGAATAAGGTGTTTTGCTTTGCTCTGTGATATTATGTATTGTCCTATTTAGCAATATAATGTGCCATAATATAGTTTGATTTCTTCCTACTCCTGTAGGCATATCAGCACAGTAGCGGCATTTATGTTTAACTAATCAGTTCCCAAACTTCTTCGTATTCAGAAATATTCTGGTATTTCTGCTTTACTGAAAGAAGTTCATTCCGACAGCGCTCTAAAAGTGCTTCGTATTCATCTGGCTGCTTCAAAATAAGCTGTGTTGGCTTGTATCCGCTTTTCCCATCTGTCTTGTAAAACACTCGAATTGCTGTCGGCTTTGACTTGTTATCAATATCCTGTTCCACGATTTTTAACTGACAAACTATCTGTCTGGCTTCGTGGATTCTGTATTTTTCAGCTGCTATGGAATCATCCCATGTAAAGCACTTATGTAATTCTGTACTTTCGTCCCTTGCTTTCTCAAGAATCTGCTGTGGTGTAGCAGATTCCATCTGATCGCAAATTTCCATGATTTCAGATGCGCATTTTGTAGCATCTGCCTTGAAAAAATGTTTTCCCCATGTTGCTGTTAGCATTTTCCCCTCCTGTTTCTGCATAGGTGCCTGTGTATAGCAATGAAAGATGTTCTGTATTGTCTTGTTCTCTGATTTTCCGTTCTTTATAATCATATATTTCGGTATAATGGCAACTTTCATTGCCATGCAACGACACCTATGCTTTTTGATTTTTTATTTAGATTCTTTTCACTCTCAAATCATCATCCGTCACTCTTAGGACAATCATTTGCTGTTCAGCACTAGGAAGTCTGGTTGTGTTTACGCTCTCGCTGTTGTCAACAAAAATCGGCAAATTCAAACCGTTCAAAGCCTGTAAACCTCTAAGCAAATCAATGTCACACAAGATTTTGTCAGAATAATTCAAACCATCAAAGTAATTCACTCCATTACAGATCATCTTGCAAGTTTCCACTGGATTTCCATCAATCGTGTAATCAAGAAAACTGAACTGGAAATGCTTAAAGTATGGATTGATTTTCTCAGCCAGTGCCTTATTCTTCTGAATTGAGAAGTTAAGAACGGTGTCAATGTTCTTTTCAATATCAGCTTGAACCTGTCCAAGGCTTTTCAGTTCTTCATTCAGTTCGGATACTCGCTTTTCTTTCTCTGTGACTGCTGCCTGTGCAATCTTAATGTCTGCATCCACATTAGAAATCTGTTTCATAACATTACTGATCTGCATTCTTAATTCCTGTTTCTTTCCAGAAACATCATCAAATGATTTCAGTTTATCTTCAAGTTCTGCAATTCTCGCTGTAACCGCAAGATATTCTTCATCATTTGTCATATCTACAGATTCTGGAAGCTCCGTAAATTTGGACTGCTCTTCCTCGATCTGCTTAGTAAGTTCAGCAACTTCATCCTGCGCCACACTGATTTCCGACTGTAATTTGTTGATTTCCTCGTTGGTTTTCTTTAATTTTGCAGCGGAAGTATTTCCAAGGTCGCAGACATATTTAAGATTGTTCTGTTTTTCTGATTCAAAGGATTCTTTTACTTTCAACTGTGCTTCAATTCTGAACTTCTTCTTTTCTTCAAAGGAGGCTTTCAATTCGGAAATCTGTTCTTCTGGCAGTTCCTGTCCACAGGTCGGGCAAATAGTTTCTGAATCATTGAATGTTTCGGCTTCAATAGCTTTCAGCCCAGAATCATCCCACTCCATTTCCTTGATTCTTGGATAGTCCTGTCTGGCTCTATCCAAGTCAGCTTTTGCCTGTTGTGCTTCCCTTATGTGGTTGTCCAGTTCCATTCCAATAATACGAATGCTTGATTCCTTTTCTGATTTTTTTAACTTAAGTTCGGAAACTGTATCAGAAATGAATTTTTGTCTGGCTCTTAACCATTCATTCGCCTTGCTAACCAGACCATCCCTAGAAGATTTCAGTCCTTGGATTTCATATGAAAGGCTGTCATAACCCTTTGCTGAATCTTCAAGAATCTGTTCCTGTTCTTCCAGTTTGGAAATCTCCACATTAAGTTCCTGCTTTTTGGATTCTAGGGAAGAAGTGTCTTCTGCTTCAACGCTTCGATTGGTTTCATATGCAATCTCCGTGTTTTTTGCATCAACTTTTTTCTTTTGCGCATTCAGTTCCTTTCGGAGCTTCTTCAAGGTATCCTCTACGGAATGCCCCTTTGTGATTTCTTCCACATGAGCGTACTGTGGATTCTCTTCCATAAACTGAGCAATATCGAAACCAGACATCTTTTCCAGTACCTTTCTGGATTCTGCGGTTGACTTCTGTAATGTGTCCAGAAATGGTTTTGGATTACTGCACATCAGAAGTGTTGAAGGCTCTGCTATTGACTGGATGAACTCGGTATAATCCTTTGATTTAGCCGAGAATCCGTCAATTTCATAAGAAGTTTCATTTCCATCGAACACCTCTTCGGACTGTCCTCTTGGTTTCCTCCACTTCTGCTTTGTGATTTTGCGGATCACTTTTTCTTTCCCATCAATCGAAAGTGTAAGCTCTCTTACAACATCAACCTTTGGCACTTCCACGCCATTTTCTTTTCTGCGAATAGAAGTCGGTTCTGTACCATTTGCCATCTTTCCTGTCAGAACATCCAAATATGCGTCCTGCAATGTGGATTTTCCTTCTCTGTTTCTACCAGAAATCTCTGTTCTCGGAAACAAATCTACAGACTTACTTGGAAACTTCTTGTAATTCTCCAAGTAAATTTTTTTTACTTCCACTTTCATGCTCGATTATCCTCCCTATTGATACCTCATATGCAGTTCTAAGCTCTACTTCATCACCAGATAATTTTTTATGATAAATCCGGCTCTGGATTCTTCCGATTATTTTTACGAAATCTCCGACCTTGAAATCAGCAGCTTCTCTGGTTTCATTCCACCATGCGATACATGGAATATAATCTGTTCTTCGCAAGTCATATTCGTTGCACGCAATCATCAAATCACAGATTTCTTTTCCACTTGGTGTTCTTCGATAAACAGGCGGTTTGCAAAGATAACCTTCCAGAATGAATTTATTTTCATCGTCTACGCTTCCATCTCCACCCAATAATGTTTCTGCTTTAACTTCCAATATTAAATGTGATTTTCCATTTTCCTTTTTATTGTATGAAGTGTATTTTCCCTCAATATAGATGTGTTCTCCAATTTTCCAGTTTTCTTCCATTCTTTCTGGTATTGCCACTGGAAGCAAATCTACGTTTCCACTGGTACGCTTTGTTCCAACATAGAATCTTTTGAATTTATCTCCATCTTTGAAAAATACATCTGTCTGAATGTCCATTAACGTACCGTATAATTGAACTTTATTCTTATTATTCTTCATCCTCCAATTTCTCCATTTCTTTTACGGAAATCTCATATACACTTTCCGTTTCTTCCCCATTAACATAAACATCACGGCTCATTAACCTGCCAGTCACTTTAATGTAATCATTCCTTTTAACATCTACCGCCAGATCAGCACCTTTTCCCCATAAAGTGCAGCGAATAAAATCGGCTCTTTCTGAAAAATCTCTTGGAATTGCCACAAAAAGATTTGAAACTTTCCTGTGCGTTACTGGCGTAAGTTTTGCATATGGCTCTTTCGTGCAACTTCTGGCAATAAACTCTACTTCGTTTATATCACCATCCGGAACCTGTTCTTCCAGGATTTCCACTTCGTCTGCTGCGATATAATTAGCATTGTGGTGCTTATTTGGATTTTTAGAAGTGTCCATGCTTCTGATTGCTCCTGTTACCACAACTTCTTTTCCGTTATAATCATTGTCACGTACAATGGAATCTTCTATAACAATTGGAAACATATCTACTGCACCACTTTTGCGAATAACTGTCAGCATGAATTTGTAATAGTATCTTCCGTAATGTTCGTGGCTGAACACTATTTCCCCGGCTCTGCCGGATAATCTTACTTTATTTAATCTTTGCATTTACTTTTCCTCCGTTCCTAATATAATAGGAAGAAACACTATTGAGAATAAGACTGTTGATATGAATAACACCCCGATAACATCAAATGATGTAAGCATCCATGTGATTGAGAAGATTACTGTAAACATCCCTATTCCTACAAATATTTCTCCTATTGTCTTTACCACCTCTTTCATTTTGTCCTCACTTTCTTCTGGATGTGGTTACTGCAAGTGCAGTTGCCAGAATAGCGATAATTACATTTCTTGCCATCAGCTTTTCTTCCAGATCGGCAATGATTTCACTGGAAAGTGGCTGATTTTCGCCATTTTTTTGCATAAAAAGTCCTCCTGTTATATTTTTGTTTGTCAAATACAGGAGGTTGTGTTATAATAATCCTGTATTTAACTAACTCGTTCTTAGTTAGATACCGTCCTGGTTGGTGTGTCAGCACCTTCCAGGACAACTTAACCTACTTCTACGAATTTCCCATCTTTCAGCGTATAGAAAGTATCTTCCTTGATATTTTTCCCATCTACTTTTGCGGACTTAACGTCTACAATATGATATTCATTATCAATTTCTTTCCACTCTGCTAAAACAATAAAACATCCAATTTTTCCTTTAGCTTTTGAATCAATTCCTGTAGCTAATGCAATACTTTCTTTTCCTTCTACAATTGCCGCTGACTGATCTCCGGTATTGGTTGCCGCTGACTGATCTCCGGTATTGGTTGCCGCTGACTGATCTCCGGTATTGGTTGCCGCTGACTGATATCCGGTATTGGTTGCCGCTGACTGATCTCCGGTATTGGTTGCCTTATCGTCTTCCCAATTAACTTGCTCTTTGATGTATTCAACGCCAGCTTTGATAATTCCAGCAATTCCAATTTCTGCTTTCACGGAAATTTTCTTCCCAACTCTCTTGCTATCATCAGATGATTTCTGATTATTCGCTTCAAGCTCAACTTCACAATATCTGGAATCTGAAGGAGGATAATAATTAAATACATCCATCGGGAATTCGCAAGCATGGAATCCACAATTACAAATGTCTGCTTTTTCTTCTGTGTATTCTTTTCCAATTTCATACTGGAAATCTCTACACTTTAAATCTTTGTCAAAGCCTTTAAAACATTTCATTTTTCCTTTTCCTCCTTCGATTCTTCTACATCAAGCCCAAGCATTCTAAATGCCATGTCCTTTGTGAAATCATAATCTTTCACGCTATTCGCCCAAGCTTCAAATGCCTTTAATCTTCCAACCAGAAGTGCATATTCTTCATTGGCGTTCTCTGGAATATAATCTGTGCTCTTAGTTTCTCCCATGATTAGTCCTCCTTATCTTTTGCTCCAAATTTTTTAAGCATTTCTTTCAGATGCGAAATAAACGGAATAATTGCATCTATCTGTTTGGAAGTTTCCTTGATTTCTTTATCAAGTTCTTCCTCGTTCATAAGGCCATACTCAAATGAATGTCTAAGCTGCTCTTTTATTTCTTTCTCTTCTCCACCATTTTTTGCGAACATCTCTTTAATTTCATGGGTGATAACTGCATACTCTGAAAGAATATCAATCCCTTTACCAGAAATATTAACTAATCCGTTTTCAAATTTAATCATTGTTTTTCCTCCCTATTTTCTTTTATTATCTCCCTCTGAATGGTATAATGTGTTCAGAAAGGAGGTGTGTTAAAATGTTTCTCAAATTAAAAGTTTCCTGTACTTGTCATTGTGATTACTATATAAGTGAAAGAATAAGTACAGACAAGGTTGTGTGCCCGAATTGCGGAAAGGAACATCCTTATTCTCATAAAATAATTTCAATGCTTCATGCCGCAAATGAGATTGATGATGGCAATGTTCCCGGAGCAGAAACAATAAAAACTTCCGTTATTTCTGAATGGGAAGATGTGACTGAGCGTCAATAACAATCTTCATGTACTCTAAAAAGCCTTTCGCTTCAGTGGCGGACAGACCGCATTCGGCAATTTCGTTTTTTACTTTCTCTACAAGGTCGCTTGCCTTCTGTCCGTTTTTGCGGCGATATAACTGATACATTTTAGAATCATAATCGTATAACCTTTCAGCAACGTAATCATCTGCTAACATTCTTTGTTCACCTCCCCTATTCAATAATTGTAAGATCTTCATCCACCGCAAATGGTTCAGTAACAAATATTCCATCTTCTTTAAAGAGAAGATCAATTTCAACATGTTGCTTATTTGCACACTTCACAACAACTACATTCTCATTTTCTTCTTTGGTATGTGTGAACAAAATATCTGCAATTTCAAAACCTACAAGAGAATGAAAAATTTCTGGATTATCTCCATAAAATTCGTAGCTTTTAATATCTTTCACTGTTTTACCCTCATTTTCTTTCTGAATTAATATCATAATTGCAATCGCGAATCTGCATTTTTGTATTTGTACACGGTTGCCATCCCTTGATGTACTTCACAGCTTCCTCATATCTTAATTTTGGAATGTTGTTTCTTGCGTTTACACCGAAATAAGATTTCACATCTCGATTACATTCTGCGAATACTTTCTTTCCGATTTCTGAATAGGCATTGGAATTCTTTCCGCCTAGCACTTCAATAACCACTATTGAAACCAGATCCCCAAGATATTTTTGCTGACCGTAGTCAATTGTCATTGTATTTTCAAGTTTTTCGATTCTTTCCTCATGATCTGCTGTGCCCTGGGCAAGAATCTGAATTTGTTCGGCAACCGTCAATGGTTTTCTGTAGGAACCTGTCTTTCGAATTTCTGGGAGAACTTTACTTGTCACCCAGTCTGTAAACCTTTCGGCAGATTCTTTTCTGCTCTGGAAAATCAATTTATACATATTGGGTTCATTTACAAAGTTAGCATTCTGCTTTCTCCCGATACCATCAATGACCTCATTTGTAATGACCCCATCTGCATTTAACCTTGTCTTTGCCTGGCTCGGATTTGAAATTTCTAATGCTTTGCATATATCAATCATGCAAAACCAAGGTTCATTATCAATAGTTATTGTCCGAATATCTCCGAACTCTGGCGAATTAAAAATCTGTAATTCGTTCATTAGTCTCCTTTCTGTGATATAATCTCCTTTAGGAAGGTGTAATCTCTTTTACATAGAGCACATCTACTGGGTTAAATTTCAAACAATATTGCTTTCCAGCGTCATCCCATTCCAAACGTATCAGTTTATCTCTAATGTCTGGTTTCACAATATCATCCGGGAACACACACGGAATTTCGATTGTTTCCCCATTTTTAAATTTGATAATTGTCATCTTCTCCTTATAATCTCTCCTTTCTTGTGTTATACTCACTATAAGAGTGGAGGTGATGATTATTGGTATTTAATGGTTTCTGCGATAAGCAGAACAAAAATTATTCCATTGAAGCTTCTCTCATTAATACTGGATCATTGGATGATTTGACGCCTAATTACACAATAGGTCGAATTAAGTGTAATTATGCAAGCAAAACTGGATGTTGTTCAAATCCGAAACAATGTTCCATTTTAAAAGCTTCAAAATAATTCTGTTTGGCTCTCTGAGATATGGGAGCCTATTCTGTTTGAAATTTCAGAATCCTTTGTGAATCTTTGAACTTGATTTCTTCAATTTCTCCAATTCCTTTCTGGTTCACCTGCAACATTTGCAAATCTGTAGATAAATCAAAAGCATTCAGATCAATGGAAAGTATAGGTTCTGAATCTCCAACTCCCTGTTTCAACTCAAAACTCCTTACACCTTCGAGTTTGTGACCATCTATAAGGATTTCTGTGAAGATTCCACATTCGCCATTTACTTGCCGGATTTCGATTTTTGATGTTTTCATTAATCTCCTTTCTGTTCTAAATCAACAGTTTCTTTTTTATCTGTTTTTTGTTCCAGACTGTTATCAGAAAAACTTTCCACTTTCCCAAGAATGTAGCCTTTATCAAATTCCGACATCTTAGGAATTGCTTCTTTCAGCTTTTCTACGATTTTTTTCTTTCTCTGACATTTTCTATTTCGTCTCCTTTCTACGCACAATATTTAATTTCGTATTCAGTTACAATCTTTGAGAAAATCTCTCGCAGCTTTTTATCGTCATCGATAACATCCATTTTGTTTAGTGAATTAATCTCTGTTTTGGTGCAACCATTTTCAGCCATGCGTTTTCGCTTATTTCTTAATCTTGTATTCAGATCACATCCAGCCCGGCGTTCCAATTCTGTGTACATTTCTGTTCTAAGCATTTTAAACTCTGCTCCGGCACCTTTTTGTATGCGATTGAATTTAGAATTAATTTCTGAACGCCAGTTATCAAATACAGGCTTGACCGCTTCTTTGATATTCTCTGTTGTCGCAACTGCCTTATCTGCGGTTTCTTTTGCAAGTGCAATCTGCCGGTCTCTTTCCTTATCGGCAAGTTCTTTCTCTACCATTTGTGAAAGTAGCCCCTGTAACATTTGAAGTTCTGGTGATAATGCCCTTTTTACAGTTTCTTTGGTTTTAAAGTACCCATTTACAAGCTGTCTCTGAACATCCCACGCTAAATCGTCTGTGAAGGACTTTACTAACATTAGATAACCCTGTTCTGTAATAAGCGCATAATCAGAAGTTGCCTTGTCTGGAATGTCAAAAATTTTGGTACGACGAATTTCGTCGGCGCTTACTCGGAAGAAATCTTCGCTCTCGATAAAGCGCTCTCTGTTGGTTCTGAAATTTCTGCTTGCCGTTCCGTCTGGTCTGCCGTGAACTGCATCAATATCTTTGAATGTAACTACTCTCTGACCGTTATACTCTTTTATTGAGATATCCGAATTTCCAATATGTACTAACTGGTTCGTGTTTATCACTCCTTTCTTAATCTGATTTTCAATTTCATTTTGTGTTGAAAATATTTTTCCTACATGTTAAAATTCTTTCATACCCAAATAATGGGCAATGAAAGGAGTTGTTTGCTTTGACCAAACTTTTGAATTTGCCCTGTTCCTTATTGTAGGTCGCAAGCAGAGTGAACTGCGTTACCAAAGTACGTTAAGCAATTTCGTTCACCGTATTGAACGAAATTCCTACATTCGCCAACTAATGGGCAGCTAATCTTTTTTTACTCAATCGCAGAACTAAAACTGCGTAAGTGGCGAAGTGTTTCAAGAAACATTTGGTGCTGCTTATGTGACTGAACAAGTGCGTTCAGTCTGCAAAACACATAAGGTAAACAAATTTAGGCAAGAACTGATAGGACAGCACTCCTGTCAGTTTTTTGCTATTCTTCTTTAAACAGATATTCCAGATCATATTCTGGGAAAAGTTCCTTTTTAGAAAGGACTGCTTCTGGATATGTAAAAGGTGTTTTTCCCTTTATCTTGTTCTGAATAGTCCTTTCATCAACACCAAGAACCTTTGCAAACGCTCTGATTGTAATTCCTTTGTCATCAAGAGCTTTTTTTAAATGAATTAACATTAATGCCTCCTGTCGCATTATTGCGACTACTGTGTAAAAAAAATATCTATTGCTTCTTCCCTGCTTAAAGGAACTGCGCTTACAATTCCGTGAATTTCACCAATTGTAAACTTTTCGCCGCCATCTTTCAGCTTACGGTAAAAAGTGCTTCTATCCATACCAATTGCGCTTGCAACAGCTTCTTGTGTATTTCCATGTTCAACAATTTTACCTTTAAGCCTTGCTATATTTACAACCACAAGCGTTACCTCCTTTCTAGTAGCATTAATGCGACTTTGTGATTATATATTACATCTTGCAGTCGCATTTGTCAATATAAAAAATCGCATTTTTGCAATTATTTTTGTTGCATTTTCGCAACATTAATGATATTATATATTTCAGAAAGGAGGTGTACAAAATGTCGAAAACTGGCGAACAAATAAAAAAGAGAAGAAAACAGCTTGGTATGAGCGCTGATGAACTTGCTGAAAAGTTGGGCGTATCAAGATCTACTATATTTAGATATGAAAAAGGAGATATTGACAAGGTACCAGCAGAATATGCAAAGCCATTGGCGGATGCGCTCTGCACTACTCCAGCATATTTGATGGGATGGGAAGATAATTTAGAAACTGAAACAGATTTTATCCCCAAACTTATGACTGACACAATATCTGTAGAGCATGTTAAGCTACTGCTTGAACTAAGTGACACTGATAAAAAGAGTGTTTTCGACATGATTGAATTTCTTTATAAAAAGAGCAGGGATTAATTCCCTGCTTTTTTAATATCCCCATTGGTTTTTAAATGAAATAATCATATTGTATAAAAATTTCATAAATTTTTCACTATGTATTTCTTCTATCATCTCAATAATTTCTTTCTTGTAATCCACGTAAATCCCTCCCAATATTGCAAACATATGTTCTTATTTATTAAATTATATCATGTTTTCATAACCATATACTGGGATAGAATTGTTTCCGCTTAAATCTTTCCTAGGAAGCTGGTTTCTTCTAATTTTTTGATGAATTATAAGTTTTTTTGTGTAAATATTGTGATTTTTGCTTTTCCAAATCGTAATAATAATAGATAGAAATAAAGGGGCTGGATGCTTGTCTGCGAGGGATTTATAGCGCTCATGGACAACCTGTTTTACCTCTGTTTTTGCAATTGCGATAGTTTTACCCCTCCCAAAGATAATACTACGCTCCGGGCAGAAGTAAACATATTGAGTCAAGAGCACATGCACGAATATCAGTATAAACACAATTATGATTTTTTTATGTTTCTCCATGAATCCATCCCCTTTACACTATCATCTTAATGTATTACAATAACATTGTATCAAAAAATATACAATTACACAGGAAATGGCGAAATTAGCACCTCTGGTGGCGAATTTTACGTGAAAAGAGATGATTTGAATGAGAATTGCAATATGTGATGATAGCGAAATCCAGATTGATATATTTATGCATCGGATTAATAATTTTCTCAAACGAAATGGTGATATAAAAGCATTGATTACTCCGTATGATAAAGGGCAGCCGCTTATTGATGATGTGGCAGATGGCGAGTGGTATGATATTGTGGTTTTGGATATCGTTTTGAAAGAAGAAAATGGAATTGAAGTCGCAAAGGAATTGAGATTAAATGGCTATAATGGAAATATTATTTTCTGGACAGCCCACAAAGAGTATGTTTTTGAAGCTCTTGATATACTCCCGGTACACTATATCATAAAAGGTTCTGAAAACGACAGAATGTATAGTGCTTTCAATCATGCTCTGGAACATATCAGCAAAAGCACTCTTATGATAAAAGGAAAAGACTTTATTCATCGGGTGGAGTTTCAAAATATCGAATATATTGAGAGCCGAAACAAATACATCATTATCCACTGCACTTGCGGTATAGTTTATACGGAACGATGTAAACTATCCGATATTGAAGAATTACTGGATTCCAGATTCTTGAGGTGTCACCAGAGCTACATAATAAACATGGACGAGGTAAAAGAAATAAACACTTCGTTCCTTATGTTTTCTGGAAATACTGTGCCTATCAGAAGAAAAGACTTTGCAAAAATAAGAAACGAATTTGAAGAATATACGACATTTAAGTAACTCCCGGGGAAAGCCCCGGGAGTATTATTATTTCAGTAATTCATTGACTTTTTTCTGCACTTCTGCGTAGTTGTAGCCGGCAGCTTCCAGGCGGTCTCGTCTATCTTGTCCATTTCCCCATTCGCCATTGATTACCTCTTTTGCAACCTTGTCTACACTTTTCTTTGCTGTTACGGAATACACCGCTTTTCCATTCCAGTCAAAAACAGAGTAACCAGCTTTGCAAGCCTTTTTCGCATTTTTCAGTGACTTGTACGCCCCGATCTGGCTCTTGGAATCCTTCCAGGTCTTACGGACACGGTAATACTTATCAACCTTTACAGTCGGCTTTGTGGTTGGTACTGTCACGGTTTTGCTGGAAATAAGCTTCTTGAATCTATCCCAGTCACCCTTTGCACGGATAACGGATGGACAATTCTTAGCACACACATCGTAATGCTGCACTACTCGGATTGCTGGGATTCCGTATTTCTTCATAAGCTGCTTGCACACATCAACGGTATTCTGGAATGCTTTTTCGTAGTTATATCCAGCATTCATGCACATTTCAATTCCGATGGAATTATGATTATTTACAGTTCCAAAAAGCTTACCGCCGTAATTTACCCCAACGTGCCAAGCCCCACGATTATACGGCAAGGCTTGGTATGCTGACTTATCGTCAACGAATACGTGGGCTGAATAGCCATGAAAATTGCCGTTATGCTGTGCTGTGGCGTGTGCCTTAGCGTCTGCTGTCTTGGCGATATTATCTGTATTGTGGATGACAATATACCGAGGTGTTTGTCCTGCGTAGCTGTTGTTGTTGCTGATTAATGAGGTATTGATATTCATGTATGTTCTCCTTTCATATATGTGCTTTATTAATTAACTTCATTTCAACATCATCAAAAACATGGAATACAACATGGTTTTAATATGATTTCCAAGGTCTATAGTTATCTCCATTATGTGCTGTAAAGTGACGAACGTTATTATCAATATCCCACACTTCTATAGTAGAATAACCTGAATATGATCTGCAAACAGTTATTAATTGCCTATTACTTGTGCATGGATTTGATAAATTAGGATAGTCTGATTTCCATGCAGCAAATTTTATTCCAGTACCATCAGCTAATTTAATAAGTATCTGATCCCATGTTGCAGATGCTGTTAATCCAATTTGAGATAAGGAACTGTAGAATTTAAAATTCGTGTTTAGTGCATTAATCCCTAACGCCTCTTTCAACTGCGCTATAGTAATCTTCTGAGTTGTAGAGCCGTTCTCCAATACCACGATATCCGTATCCGATACTTTGGTAGCTGCAGGGAGAGCTGATATTAGTGTACTTTGTATAGATTCAGACATTTTTCATCAATCCTTTCTTGGAATTTTTTCAATTACTTTATTATTCTTTGTCATCAGGTACTTGCCGTCCTTTGTGGCCAGTGCGTATACTTTGTCAATGATTTTCACTGAAAGAACAAAGCTTGCCCCCACATTAACTGGGTTCGGCGTCATCCTCACATCACTGATTAATATGTTTGCCATATCACTTCACCATCACTTCCACTTCTGTGATCAGCTTCTCGTCCAGGATCTCATACATAACCCGAAGCTTATATCTACCTTTTTTCTGTGGTTGAATAACCACATCAAGAATATGTCCTTGTATTACTGCTCCCCCACTGTCTTCAACCTCTTGTGTTCCTTTGCAAATTAATTCATAGGAAGATCTTTCAATTATAAAATCGGTGCCCTTACAGGAACATATTCGCAATTTTATATGTTTCTTTTCCCCGAATTCAAAATCCACATTCACAATTACACCCTCCTATTAACTCTGCATAATACCCGGAATTTTCTAATACTGCCTGATACTGTGGCTCTAACAACTCTTCAAGATACGGACACGGCTCAATATGAACGCACATAGATGATATATCTATAGTAATAATATATCTTGCTATATACGCTATATTTCCAGCTTCATCAACAGCGGACATGTCAACTACATAAGCGCCGTTAAGGCTTTTGGGGATGATGGCTTCCCATCTATCCCCTTGTGCCCTTGCGAATGAGATAATGTTTCCATTGATAGTACCCCTTAATGCTACTACCATGTTTCCACCACCTTTATCAGTCGGTAACCTCTACAGAGATTACAACGGTTTTTTCAGTATCAACCGGGTTCGGTGTTAATGTTACGGACTTGATGACAGGAGCCTTAGTGTCCAGTTTCACAGTTCTGGTTACAGTGGTACTCTTTCCGGCACTATCAGTAGCCACTACGGTGATGGTATTGGTACCCTCAGTAAGAGTAATTACCTTAGACCAGGAGCCATCAGAAGCAACGGTTGCCGCCTCTGCGCTACCACTATTCAGTTTGACAGTAACAGATACTGGGCTGGATGTTGCATCGTTTGTTGTACCACGAACAGTACAGGAAGCCTGGTTGGTAACAAGACCATCTGTCGGTGATGTAACGGAAAGTGTCGGCGGTACGGTATCAATTTTGAATGAAACGCTCTTCTGTGCTGCCGCATTTCCATCATAGTCAGACGCATTTACCTTGATCGTATGACTGCCATCGGCAAGAGCCGTACCAGGGGTATAAGTACATTTATAGCCACCGGAAATAGCAGTCTTAGAAATACTATCCCCTGTGATCTTGCTTCCAGAATCAATGGTAACGCCAATAGTTGACGGATTCACACCGGAATCGTCATCAGTCACAGTCCAGGTGATGCTTGGTTTATTGTTTGTAATCAGTGCACTGGCTGTAGGGTATGTTATTGTTGAAATCGGCGCAACTTTTTCTCTTACCTTTAACTGTAATGAACTTCCTAACGTTGAATGACTAGCATCTGCTGTTTCTGCGTTTCCAGCATCATCAGTAGCTCTGATTGTTACCCCATAATAATGTCCCGATTGATTATAGCTGGATTTACTAGGGGCTGTAATCGTTCCCTCATATCGTCCAGTAGAACTGTTATAGGTTAGACTTACGGTCTGTCCATTTACTGTAGCTTGTACTGTTTTTACACTCATATTCTCATTCCTTTCGTGAAATATTGTTGATAAGTTCTTTTAATTCCTGTACTTCTGTTGACAAAGCATCCAGTTTTGAATGCAGTTCCTGGTTGTCCGCTTGGAGAGCCAGGATTTTCTCATGGTCATTTTTCAGCATGGCAAACATGCAGGGGATTATAATACGGTAATTCCAGTTTTCAGCTTTGCCTTTTTCATTATGGTCAACGGCTAATGGAAATCTGCGGTCAATGTCCTCAGCTATGAACATCGGCATTTCTTTGCCATAGCGTTCATCTTGTTCGGATAAATATCCGTCTTTGTACTTCGCCCAGATTACCTTGATTCTGTAGAGGTCTTCCAGTTCATCTTCTTTTATGTTTTTTCCGTTTCCTATTGATTTGTAACGAATCGAAGATGCAGCAGCCGCATTAAGAGTTTTCATATCAGATGCAAAAACAACAGCTGCACTTGCACTAGAGTTCCACGGCAGACCACTCATCGTAACGGACTTATGAAAATTAGCAGAATCATAAAAGTCTGATTTAACATTTACTATCATGGAACCTGAGTTTACTGTTTTGCCACTAAAAAACTGAAAAGCTGTTTTTCCATCATCAGAATAACCATAAATATCACTTGTTAAAATGGTCATTGTGCCATTATCGTTAACCAAAAGAGGCGTTTCTAGATTCAGTAATCCTGCTGAATCGGTTACTCCGTACTTAATTCCGTTTGAATCAAAAATAAGGCATTTATAGTTATTTTCATTTACATAATCTTTAAATATGGTTAATCCGTCAGGATCAAGCTTACTAGCCCATCCAGTTTCGCGGTGGTTTAACACCTCTAATATTCCATATCCGTTATTTTTACCGCCAAGCTTTAATGTGCCACCCTTGGCGTAAGTGAACGAAATATATAGCTGATTTCCCTCTTTATAAATTCCTTTAATTGCGCCATCATTGGTTAAGAGGTTAAATATTTCTTCATGTGTAAGTGCATCTACATCAATTACAACCGCCATACTTTGGGAATCTAATGGTTGTGAAAATCCACCCGCCGCGTATAAGGTACATTTTATGGCACTTACATCTCTTGGAATTCCAATTGACCTTCCAGAAGCCGTTGTTATAATTCCTCCCGCTTTAGTTGATAATACCGTATATAAATTATGTGAAACGCTTGTTTCGTCTTTCGCAGAAGAATATACCGTTTTCCAATTTTCCCCATCTACGGATTCTTCGATTTTAAAACGACCTTTATATGCTGTTCGTGTTTCCGCGTTTCCATCGCGATACCAAGCACTCAAAGTAATATAGCTCGGGGCTACACTGCCATTCGCGCGTTGCTTAATAACATATGATGGGCTTTCAAGAAAATATGTTCTACCCGGAACTCCTTGTTCTCCCTTAATCTTTGTCCATGAATAGGCACCGGGGTTAGTGCTATCGGCTTCCGTATAATCTGTATACTGCCCGATGTATTCTTTTCCAGTGCTATCAGATACATCAAAGCCCATCTTACCATCCGCGCTGTTTGCGTAAGCTACATGGAAATATGGTGTTCTTCCGTCTGTTCCAGGTTTTCCTGGAGATCCATTTGCCCCATCTGCACCTTTTACAAGCGTCCATGCATAATCATCCGGGTTAGTGCTATCTTGTAGTTCAAAATCAACATATATACCGATATATTCCCGGTTACTATCAGACACCGAAAAATCGGTTTTACCATCTGCGCTATTGGCATAAGCAATATGGGTGTAACTTGTTTTTCCATCTCGTCCAGGTTCTCCCGGAAGACCGTTCTTTCCATCGTTTCCCGCATAAATTTTTGAAATGGAAAATCTTTTGGTCACCGTCAAAGCACTAAGATAAGTTGCCCTAACATCTACCCAACCATCATCGGCTGACAGCCCCGTTACCGTATATGTCTTTGCTGAATTGTTCCAGATTCCTGTTATACTATCTGATTTTGTGATTATAAAATTACAATCATCTGTAATATCTTGTGTCCCGTACATTACTACAGCATGTGTAATCACATCGCTTGGAAATGTGCCGTAATTTCCATCAGAATCAACAGAAACGCCCTGGTATTCATTGCTCAGTTGCAATGTCATGTTTTTGGCGAGAGCTGCCGCTTCCTGTGCCTGTTTCGCTGCCGACAATGCGTCCTCAGAATCTTTCAGTGCCTTTGTAACGTCCGTATCTTTCAGCTGTTTCCAATAATATCCATTGCCTTCATTTACAAAGCGGTATGCGTGGCTATCGCCATCGTAGTAAATGTCACCGACATGCTTGCTCATTTCGGTATCGTCCAGCCATTCATTGGCCGGATAATTGCTCAATGTAGGTACTGATGTTCCTGTCCAGGTATTTATATTCCCATCGATCTGCCCCTGCATACTGTTTAACAGTCCATCCAAAGGAGATGCACCAATCCTAATTGAGGATCCATCCATTATTAATTGATGTTTAGTTATATCGGCAGAAAATATAATATTTCCGCTATTATCACGAACCACCAAGGCTCCCGTCTTAATCCAGTCAGCATTAACACCTGTAGCCGTAAGGATTCTGGCAATCACATCACCATCAACCGTCATACCGCCATTCCAATGTTGTCCACCATCTGTAGATACCGCCCATGCTTCTGCGGTCATTTTCCATACAATGTCAGAATCGGATAGCTGTGGTTTGTTGTGAAGATAATAGATATTGCTTCCGTCCGGCTGTGTTTCCACTGTCGTGTATGTTCCAGAAGATTCCGCAAGGCGTTGTGATAATTCTTCCAGCGCTTTTTCCCTAGAAGTACGCTCATCTCTTAAGCTTTTTCTATATTCAGATTGTGCCTGTTGATTAAGGGTATATTGCTTCTGTTTGTTTCTTGAAACACTCTTCGCACTGCATTCTAATTGTTCAAAAGTTCCCGGGTTCAATGTAAGAGAAGTTAAATAACTCTTATGTTCTTCCCCATTCCTATCAGTGATTGTAATAGCATCCCCTGCTTCCAAAGCAATATCGGTTAGCGCGCTGGTTGTAAAAGGACGAAATTTTAATCCAACACATCTTTCAGCAATTATTGAGCAAATCGTTTGTCCAGTCCCCGGTTGTATTAGCTTATTTTCGCTAATATCTATGATGTACCCCTCATCCCCTGATTGATATGTTTTAGCGTTACTTTCAGATGAATTGCTTGAATACTCCGTTACTTTTACTCCTGTTATTTCGAGATCGTATAACCAAGGGGTAAATCCGCTTGTATCTTTGGAGGTAATATTAGCTGGAATATTAGATTCTTTTTCATACCATCCGATACACAATCTACCGTATGCATCTGTTTTCGCCCACTGACAGCCCATCTGTGCCATCCATGCAATTACCTGTCGAAAAGTAATACTGCTATCATCTGGTCGATTCTGTATTATCAAATCATCATTATCAAACCTTGTAGATTGAAGTGTTACTCCGCACACCTCGCAAGCATCTTGGATGATCTGTAATCTGGTTGCTGGATAGGACAACTTACTCTCTGAATAATCACGATCAAATAATCGCATGGAATCTTCACAAGTTAGGCTGATAATAGCTGTGTTTTGGTATGGGGCATCTGTTACTGTCATGGTACAAATACGGATTTTTTCAATACCAGTGGATAATTCAAGCCCAATATGGCAAACAACTCTCGCTCCGTCCCAGATGTAATCTGTGTACTTGCCAGAAAAGTTGTTGATCTGCAATGTCAGTTTATTTACGATAGCTGCGCCGATATCAAAAGAACCGCTTTGCGATACTGCATCCTCAAATTTAAAACCATTAGACCATAAATCTTTGTCGGTAATGGATAATGTGCTTCCGTCTGTGAAGGTAAAATCTGCATATTTCAGATAGTTACGGTTCCCACTATTCTGCTGTTCTTTAAATTCCGTTGATAAATTTCGCATATCTTACCTCTCGATAAAATCAAAACTAAGTCCTTCCATGCGCTCATTGCCTATCCACCAACACTTAAAAGGGGATTCCCTGTCACCAACATAAAATGTTCTGGTTTCGTGCTTATTTGCAGATAGCAAGTCTGGATATGTGACCTGTATGTACTCTGGATTTACTGCCTGTATAATTTTGCAAGCAGTGTCCCAGTCTGGACCATTCCAACCTACAGACAGCTTTCGTTTCTGTCCAACTCTGTTTTTGTGCATGGTCGTATCGTCTGTTCTGCCAGATTCTGATGCCGATATATCCTGTAATCCCCATGTAAAAGAAGAAGGACAGGGCATTGCTACCCCATCCACTTTTAAAAATGCTTCTGCCATATGCTAACCCTCATGTATTTTTACACACGAAAAAAGCGCCTACCCCGAAAGGTAAACGCTTTAAAATTTGCTTATTATGATTTTATATTATAACATACGGTGAAAGTATCATTCAGTATATTATGGTATCATTCTATAATTCCTCCCAACACTCTAATCAACTTCTGTTTGCGGTTATACTTCAAAATCTCGGAAATCTGCCCCATCATATCATCCATCGTCATATTGCTCTTCATGCTGTTGCAACGCTTACAAGCCAGTTGCAGATTCTTAATATCATTGGTGCCGCCACGAGACAACGGCGTAATGTGGTCGATTGTCATTTTCTTGAATTTGACAGGTTTACCGCATATTGCACATTTTCCGTTGCACTTGGCGTACACACTCTTTTTCTGAAAGTCATTGAACTGGATTCTGTTTGCCATACGATCACGCTTTCCCGATTAACTGTTTGGTAAAGAGATACATTCCCTTTAATTTTGACAGGTCTTTCAAATTGATAAGATTTTCAATGATTCTCTGTCTGTACATATACTCATCCAGAAGCACTAAGCACTCGTTGTTATCTGCGTTCAGTTCGTCAATTGTTTTCTGTAATTCAGCCTTTGTCATTTTATTTTCCTCCTGTGTATCCCTGTAAAAATCTAATTAAAAGAATCTCTGCTGTGCGTTTTCGTTGTCAATCAGTTCTGCCAGATAAATTGGTGGCTTGTAATCTTCAACCAATTTTACCGCTTTTTCGCACTGTTTACGCTTGATTGCCTTATATGTAGTCACGCCAAACTGTCTGCGCACCTCATTATGAATATCTCTATACAGCTTTGCTCTCAAGGAACCATTCTTATAGGCGTTGCTAGACTTTCCACCCAAGACTTTTGTTCCTTTTGATTTCACGGCATTTGTTACCTTATCCATTTCTACTCCAAGAAGCGGTAAATCCTGTTTAAAATCTTCCAATTCTTGTTTCACTGTATCAACTTTTTTCTCTACCTGGGTTACTCGCTTGTCTACTACGATAACTGCCTGTAATTCTTTGGAGATTCCAGAAAGAGCTGGATAATCATAGGTTCCTGTCTTTCTAATAGATGGCAATACTTCTTTTGTAACCCACGACTTAAATTTCTTTGCAGATTCTAGCTTGCTTCCGAAAATAAGGGCGTAAAGACCAGACTCGTTAATAAAGATGGTTTCCTGTATTCTTCCGAGAGAATCGGTGAGTCCCTGTTTCAGGGAATCATCTTCTTCAACGTGACTTGCAATAGCACCTAATGGTTTTGCGTACCCCAAAGATAAAGCCACATCTTTTCCAACAAACCAAGGTTCTCCGTCAATCATAGTTGTTCTGATATTTCCAAATTCTGGATTATTAAAAATCTGTAACTCATTCATATAAAAAATCTCCTTTCGGTGTTTACAATTACACCGAAGGGAGATATAATAACAATATCAACCACTTCGGTGTGTTGAGTGCTTAAAGGGTTCCGACTTTTCCAGGGTGCGGGAATCCTTTTTTATTTGTTTGCTTTTAACATATTCTTGATTTCGATAATTTCCTGTAAGATTTTATCCTCTTTGTCTGCACGAATATCTCCATCAATTAATCTGCGAATATAATCGTTTTTACTCACCCCCATTTCTTTTGCTTTCTCACTGACAAAATCAAGCTGTTCTTCTGTCAGTCTTAACGTAAATGTTTTAATACTCATTAGTAGCATTTCTCCTTTCTTGAAGTCATATTGACTTCTTGCTTATAATATACCATGAAGTCATTTAGAAGTCAATATCATTTTCTGTTTTTTTAAAATCTTTGCTATTAAAAATAATAGCAGAAATTTATTGACATTTCACTAAAAATTCTATAATATAATAATGCAATCAAAAACAATAGCATTATGAAAGGAGAGAAAGTATGCTAGTAAGAAATAAAAAACAAGTGCAAAAATCTTTTAGAATTGACGAAGATGTTGAAAGAGATTTAGGGCTACTGTCACAGATCACAGGAAGAAGCCAAAATGAATTGGCGAATGTTGCGCTTGAAGAACTGCTGCAAGATAACAGTATTCATTTTCTAAATATTGCAATATTGGAGCATTATGAAAGTGAAGTTGAAAATGCGGATGAAATAGCACCTTTTATATTGGGAGGACTAGAAGTTCAGTTTGCCCCTGTTGACGGAACAAGTGAAATTGAAATTACAAGCATTGTTAGTGACGGAGAAAAAGAACTTGATAGGTATACAAAGAGAATAGATGAATGCAACGGTAATGAACTTGAAAATTATCTTATGTCTTTAAGTATGTATATAGATGTAAAGGCAGAAGATACTGTACAGTATTTGAAAGATAGAACGGATTATAGAGATTATGTAAAAGTAAGAAACAAATAAAAATAAGAGATTCCGTACCAACCAAAGTTAAGAATCTCTTAAATGATTCTGCCACCAAATAGGAGGCTATACAAATTATAACACTGTATGCCTCCTGTTTGCAAATGAAAATTAAAATTTCACAGGAGGATTTTTATATATGAATGAATTACAAAAAGTAGAATGTAATGGAATTATTGTTCTTACAACACAGCAGATTGCAGAAGCGTATGGAACTGATACCAAAATTGTTTCATACAACTTCAATCATAACAAAGATAGATATGAAGAAGGAAAGCATTTTATTTGTTTAACCGGGAATGAACTTCGGGCGTTTCGTGAAAATCACGATTTGCCAAATAACTTAAATAAAATCTATCTCTGGACAGAAAAAGGGGCTTTCCTTCACGCTAAATCTCTGAACACCGATAAAGCGTGGGAAGTATATGACGCACTTGTGGATAATTATTTCGAGAAGAAAAAAGAAGAAATTAATGTAAATCAGCTGTCCCCCGAACTGCAAATGTTCAATCAGATTTTCCAACAGGTAGCCAAGACTGAACTGGAACAGAAGAAACTTGCGGAACGTGCCGACCAACAAGAGAAAAACATGAAAACCATTATTGATACCTTTAAAGGAACGGATTCTGATGTTGGCACAGAGAAATGGGTAAACAGATGTATTTCAAAGATTGCCGAGAGTGATGATTTCTCTTACTCATTCGGAAATAAATATGCCGCCGCCAGAAACGAAAGCTACCGCAGATTATCAGACAGAGCTGGTTGCCGATTAGATCAGAAACTTAGAAATGCAATTTCCAGAGCTGAGGAAAGAGGTTGCACAAAAGAACTGATTAACCAAATTAATAAACTTTCCGTGATTATGCAAGATAAGCGACTGAAAGAAATTTACATTGGCGTGATTAAAGAAATGATGATTGCATACAGAGTAGAAATTGCATGATTGCTGTAGAGCCAAGAATCCTTGGCTCTATTTTATAATAACAAAAGAGGCTAGAGATTATTTCTCCCTAGCCTAATTTTTCTTTTACCATTCTGGTGCTGGCATATCACGAACATCGTATGACATATTTACGTATACTTCATAACGATCTGGAATTATTGTATTATAATTTAAATCAGTTGGAAAATATGATTGTAAGTAATCAACACTTCCTTTTCTTTGAACATTAGCAAACAAACCATCGTCACATCCAATTATTCTATTATTTTTATAGTATACAACTGCCATATGGGTTCCACGATTGTTTTTTCCGTTATTCTTAACTGTTAAAACAACACCCTCCGTTCCCAAATTTGATGTATACGTAATATTCTTTGCATTAAAATCAAAATATGATACGTTTTCTGTTTTTAGATTAATTTTTACAGAATCCCATTGACTTCCATAATTTGTCATTAATGTAGCATATTTCATCCCTGGCTCAATTACACACGTATCATACTGATTGCTTACTGAAACTATTTGTCCATTCAAACAAAAAGCACAGCTAATATCAACAGAAACCGCATAATTGTAATTATTTTGAAGAATTATAACTTCTCCCCTTGGCGTTGCTTCTGCGTGATACGTTACATTGTTTTTGGATGTATTCGTATTTCCGCTAAATCCACCATTAGAAGATTTTTTCACAGTAACCTTACAGGTAAATTTCTTTCCAAGAATGGTTGCTGTAATATTGGCGGTTCCTGCCTTTTTCGCAGTAATTTTTCCATTTTTTACGGTCGCAACGCTTTTCTTTGATGATTTCCATTTTACAGTCTGCTTAGTTCCTTTTACTTTTATGGTACTTGTCTTTCCAACTTTTAAAGTAAGGCTTTTCTTGCTAAGTTTTGGAGATTCCACAGTTACTTTGCAAGTATACTTCTTTTTACCCACTTTTGCAGTGATTGTAGCAGAACCCGATTTCTTGGCTGTTACTTTCCCAGAACCACTTACCGTTGCCACAGATTTCTTGCTGGAAGTCCATTTTGTCTTTCCTTTTGTTCCAGACAATTTCAGTTTCAAGGTTTGTCCAGTAAGTAACGTTGCCTTATTCTTACTAATCTTCCCTGCCGCAGATACTGGAACTGCCATACAGACAATCAATAGCATGACTGCCAGAACCGATAGTAACTTTTTCACTTTCTTCATACACTCATACCTCCCAATAATTGATACCCATATTGTACCACCTTGGGACGCATTCTGGAAGTCCTATTTCGCTTTTCTATCAATTTCCGCAGTTACAGCAATCAAAAGAGCTTCGGCAAATTTTGCGCCGACCGAATCAGCGTATTTATCGTGAATCCGGCTTGCTTCCATGGTGAGATTTTCCCACTGCGGAATATCATCCTTTGAGATAAAGGCATACTTCTTGTGGAGATTCCATATTTCTTGCCAGATGGAAAAGTAAGTCTGTTTAAAGTCCATCAGTGTAAAGCACTCCATGATATTTTTCAAGCCTATATTTCTGCTTGATATTTGGATATTTTTCGTGATCCACTTCACTGTAAAACATATTTTTTGGTCTGGCAAATAATTGCTTGTCACCATACAAGGCTCTATATATCACCAGATCTTCTCCTGTTTCCGTATGTTGAGCGAATCCAACAATCTTATACAAATACTCGTTGTTGTGCGGCTCCTTGATGGTTTCTCGTTTGAAGTGCTGCACAATATCTCCTGGTTCAAATAATGGTCTGTTCATTTTCATTGTTACCTTTCTCCACAATTAATTAATTTCTTTGCTCGAATTTCAATTTTCTTGGCTTGTTCCTATGTTTTATCGGGTGATAGGTTTTGAAACGAATTTGATTATTTTATCGCAGTAATTCTTTGTCAATAATCTGGAAGTTCGCCCTGTGGATATAAAGAGCTTTTCCGTCAATCATTAACTTTGTCATTTTAGGTAGATCATCCGGGATTTTCCAGAACACCTCGTCACCAGAATATGCAGCTATTGGCTGTCCAAGTTGAGATTTGATTACTACAACCCTGGATTTCCCGAAATAATTTTTATAATAATTCACAATCCCGGCTATGTATGCGTTCTCTGAAATCTTCCCGGTTGAATGACTGGTAATATCTTCCTGGGTAAAATCAACCTCTGGCTTCAATCCTTTTTGCTCAAAAATACAAGTATCACCACAGCTTTCAATTTCTTTACCGTCAATTAGAATTGTAATAACGGAAGATACGTCATAGCTTGTTGTTTCGTTACCCTCACTATCGTAGCCCTTGGATTTGGTTTTATTCCCGGCAATGTTGATCTTGTCCCCAGTGGTGGTCATAACCTTTTGACCGTAGTTGTCGTAGGTATAGATTGTGTAGCTGTTACCAGAAAGATTTCCTTTCACGTCATTCATGTAATCGTCATTCGCTGCACAGCCTGTTAGCCCTGTGATAATGCAAATACAGATAATGGTTACCAATAGTGCTTTGATTCTTTTCATAGTGTGTCCTCCCTGTCCTCAACTTTCATTAACAAATTTTTCCGTATGTAGCCAGAAATGAAATGCGAATAATGGTGATCCGTGTACTCACTAAATGAAGTGCCGAAATATTCATCAATCACTTTCATGTATGTTTCAATCTCAACATTCTGGAAGTAATCTGGATTTGGCCCGAATCCAAACTTGTCCAAGATATTATCCAAAGCGTCTTGATTGATTTTTATGTGCGGTTTTCTGGTTCGTTCTTCATACCTCTTGAAAAAATACTTCGATACTACCAGGAAGCGGTTGGTTGTATATGGGCTTGTCGTATATCCCAATTCTTCAAGTCGTATCGTAACTTGGTTCTTGAATGCAGACCAGTTAAAAGATTTACGGTCTATTGGAGTATACTGGATGTTCTCCTCGGTCAACATATTTTTGATATGTTGAGAATTGAACCACTCGTTAGAGTGGTATGCATTTTTCTCTTCTTTTTTTAACTCCGTAGGAGATGTAGTATCTGATATAGTATTTTCTGAATGATAATTTTTGTTAGTATTCTCTGGTAATGCTTCACCCGAACTGTCTTTGTGCATTTCGTCATTTTGTCTATGCCTTTTGTCATTCTGTCCATATGCACATTGGCTATTTGTCTTTGGGTTTTCCTTTACTATACCATTTAATATGTTTTCAAGAACATCTTCATTGATGGAATACCATTTTGTACGGTCTCTTTGGTCTTTATTATAATTTCCAGTGATAACAATTCCGGAAGAAATTAAACTTTTAAAAGCTCTTTCTATAGTTTTTGTAGACCACCATGGGAAATTATTCTTTTGCCATTCTTCCATCGTGTTAAAAGTCCAATATCTTCCATCATAATAATTTCTTTGCAATTTTTCATTTATTTCAAGCCAGTAATAAATTTGGCGTAAAACAATGGCTTCATTTAGCCCTAATTTTACTGCTAAATCTGGTTTGATGATAACGCTTTCTTTGCTGGATAAAAAAAGATCTGATAATTTACCTTTCATATTAGATAACCTCCTTGTTGGCCGTAGGCACTCTCCGTATTGTGCCAGAATCCTTGATTTATAAAAACAGCAGGCAGGTGCATCAAGGTTTACACTTTTCGGCGGCCAACCTAGCCCACTGGTTTTACCGAATTAATTAATCAAACATTTTGAATGTTTCCTTGCAAAATTCCTCATAGTCGGTATTCCCGACCAGTGGCATTTTATTTCTCAGCTTTTCCATGGCTTTAAAAAACTTGCCTTGATCTTTGTTCCAGATTTTACAGGAAACAAGAAGATACTTCTCTTCTGTATGTCCATATTCTTTTCCAAAATTTACCCGAATTTTCTCATTCTTAAAAAGTTGGTCTGCCAGATACTCTTCTGTATCTGCAAAAATGTATTCGCTGCGGAATAAATGCTTTTGGATTAAGATGTAATTTTTATATGACATGATATTCCTCCCTGTGAAAAAGGTTCCATTTTAAATCGAACCTTTCCAGACCTCATTTTAAATGCGGGCTGTCTAAAAATTCAAAATTATGCCGCAATTTTATTAAGAAAATCTTCTATTTCTTCATAATTCCATCCATTACATATTAATGCGCCAGCAATTTCAGTTAATTGTTTTATTTTTAAATTTTGCTCATCAGATAAATAAAATCTAAAACTTGTAAATTTCTTTGGTTTGTATTTTTTTACAAGGTTTTCCGTGTTTCCACCTAATACAATTTGGTATATCAAGTCAGAATAAATATTTGGCTCGTCAAGACCTTTTACGGCATTGGTGAATTTTTCAATTTCTTTATTCTCATTTGATAATCTTATATATTCTTCAACAGACGAATTAGTTAAGCCCAAAATTTTTTGGGAAATTTCCAATACTCTTTCTTTTACAGAATTAGCATATTCTTTTTTGATTGAACGCATTTCTTCTTCGGAAATATATTCGCCTATCTTATGTATGGTTTCATCAATTAAATTCAAATCAACAAAAGAAAACCACTCTCCACCAATTCTGTATTTCTGGAACAACTTATGAAGCTTATTTTCTACAAAATATGGATTTTTTAAATAATTGCTTTCATAAATTATTTTTGAGAAAGGGAGACCACATGATACTTGTGCAAGCCTTTTTTCAACGCATTGGCTTGTCCCTATTTTATATTTTTCTTCATGTTTAAAAACGTAAATCTTTTTAAAATTTTCCATCAAGTTGTTTTCCTCCCCAAAATAAAAAAGAGCCGCCAAGTAAGATAAAAATTCCTCAAAATTGAGAAATGTTAATTTCTTCTTAGCGGCTCAAAAATTCAAGACCGTGTGTACTTCTTCATTGAAGAAATTATACCACACAATCAGTCAAAAATCAATATGCCGGGGATGGATTGAAACGGCTATCCGTATCATTCTGGGCTTTTGTTACTGCTTTCGCAATCTCGCTTCCATCCAGAATAATGCTGTTCATAATGTACTGCGGATTCTTATTTCCGCTGTTCATGCTCATTGCCATTGCAACTCCCTGTGCTACTGCTTTTGCCATTTCTTCTTTTGTAAGTCCCATACTTCCGTCTGAACTGGAAACAATGCTGTCTGCGATCTTCTTCATGGTTCGCGGATTTTCCAGCGGAAGAACGGCTTCGGAACCGGCTTCACCGATACCAATTACCTGTGCGCCGTTAAAAAGACCACCTTTGGCGTACCAATTAGGCTTGTAAACTGGTGTAGAACTGGTTCTTCCACCGCCAAGATCATGTTTTCTCCACTCTGAAATATAATAAGTCAGAGTTGGTAAATGTACTTGTTTCATGCCGTCAGCGAATGATTGAGCAGTTTCCCGACCAATTGATGTAAGATTAACATTAAATAGCCTTTTAATTTTATCCGAAATCCCAGACAAATTGGTTTCTGTATAAGTTTTCATTTTTTCGGTCTCTTTATCAACCTTGCCAGAAGCTTTTTCCCAAATCTGGTTTGTATTGATAAGAACAGAAGACCAATAACTTTGAATGGTTGTCATAACCTTACCCATTACATCTTTTGTATCGGTGTCCATTGTTCCGAGGGCTGTCGATACAGCACTTGCGGAATTTCCCCAGTTTGTTTTTGAGTTGGTTTCAACATCATCATTCGTGTTCTTTATCTTCGACCAAATGGAAGGCATTGTGCTTTCTGTGCTTTTTTTCATTCCAGCCATTGCCGTGCTTACAGCAGTGTTAGCAAGTCCAAAACCAGTTTTTGTCTTGGATGATACGGATTCAGATGCTGTTGCAACTGATTTGCTCATTGTTGATGAAGCTTTCGGAACATCTTCTGAAAAAGCTTTTATAACTTTTCTTGTGTCAATTCCCATCTCTGCCATTTTATCCATCAATGCTTGGAATGCAGCTCTAGCTGTTGCACCAGATGATTCTTGCTGTTGAAGGACAGTGCTTAATTCATCAAACTGCGTTGGAGTGATTACTGCTTGATCTGAAAGTCTTTCCAGTGCAGATTTTGCATTGTCAAATTCTGTCCCCATCGTACCGATATATTCATTAATATTGCTTACATGAGAATTTGTGGAGGTATCGGATTCCTCCATTGCTTGTTTTAATGCTTGCTTAAATGTATCAGAAGAAATTCCGAGATTTTCAAGTGATGTTTCTACAGTTTGGAGCTGTCCATCAAAATCAAATGCATTGTCTTTCACATTTTTTAAATCACCGCCAAGTCCGATAAATTTATCGCCAGAGATTCCAGTTTGGTCTTCGAGGATTTTCAATGCTTTTCTAACAACTTCAAAATCGTTGAATGCGTCAGCTGTGGAATCTTTAAAGTCCATAGCTTTTTTTACCTGTCCAAGACCTTCCACGACAAATGCAGTCGCACCCAAATTGGTTGCGTATCCCCAAAATCCTTGGAATTGTCCACCAGCTGTTTGTGCGACATCACCGAGATTTTTTATCTTTTCTGCAAGTGTAGTAAACCCGCCATTTCCTGCTGTTTCCGCTGCTCCACCAATATCACCGATGATAGTAGGAAGAGAAGATGCGGTATCAAGTGGGAAATTCAAAAGTTTTGATGCTAATGAACCGATTCCGCTAGCAAAGGAAAAGATTTTGGTGGCAATATCTTTGGCTATTTTGATCGCAAACAATGTTCCGAATGCAGCACCAACTTGTTTTATAAATTCTGGATCAACTCCACTTAATTTTTCAGCCAGCCAATTAATTGCATTTGCAATACCGTTAATTAAGTCCGCTCCGATATTAATTATTCCTTCAAGCCCGGTAATCAACGCATCTGCAAATCCCTCTGCAAATGGTTGGAATGCAGACCATAAATTTCCAAGAGCAGTTCCAACAGCATTCCAATCAACCTTATCAATAAAATTCTGTATTGAGGTTTTTACACGGTCAATGCTACTCCAAATCCACTCCCAGTCAACATCAATAACTCCGAAATTATCAAGCGCAAGTACGATTCCACCGATACCAAGTGCCATTGACGCATAAGGATGCTTTGCCAATAAAGCAAGTCCTTTTCCTAATGGGCTGTCTTTTCCGATGATTCCACCAATAAAGGTTAGTCCTTTGAATCCAAGAATTGCAACTGAAATTTGTCCAAGACCCTTTCCGATTGCTTGTGCGGTTTCTGGGCTGATATTCTTTATTGCATCGGCAATTGAGTTCAGGCCTCCAGGAAGTGTTGTATTGATGAAATTTTCTCCAACATCGAGCAAATCTTTGAAGAAGTCAACAATTCCCTGCCCAACATTTTGTGCGAATGGCGCAAGTGCATCCCAGAAGTTCTTCAATGCCGAATTAAGTTCGTCCCAGTGAATGTTGTTTCCGAAATTTGTTAATGCGTCAACAAGTTCCGGAATTGCACTATTCATTGTCCATGTACCTACCGGCACTAAGAATTTCTCATAGAAATCCATAAGACCAGTCCAAACAAATTTTGTTGGCTTTTGAAGCATTGTAAAGAAACTGGAAAGCGAGCTATTCAGTTTACCCCAATTGATTTTATTCAGTAAATCATTCGTAATATTAAAGAACCGTGGAAGCCCGGAATTATCAGATAACATCCATAATCCAATTGGTTTCAGATAATTATTCCACAAATCTTTCAGAGCTGTAATAGAGAAGTTTCCAATCTTGATAAGACCTTCACTGTACAGTTTCTTGATTGATTCTGTGGTTGGTTTAGCTGCTTTACGAATTTTCTTAAATACAGCTACAATCTGATCAGCGGTATCATTTGCCTTATTATTCATTTCTTCAAAAGCTTTATCCCATGCAGCTTGATACTCTGATAGGGCTTTATCTAATGCAGCATCCAATTCTGGAAGGTGTGTACTCCCACCGCCTCCACTTCCGGAAGAACTGGAAGAATTGCTAACTTTTGCATCATTTAATTGATTTAATTCATCAAATGAAAGCACAGAAAGACTTTTTTGTAATTTCTTCGCATTGTCATTTGTTTTGTCAAGCCCGGAAGCTGCATCTTCTGTACTATCTGCAATACTTCCCATATCAACTGCGGCACTTCCTGTTGAGGCAACATAGTCGGACATTTTGATGCCTAAAAGTCTTCCAATCCAAGAAAAAGCTCTCTGAATCGCAATAACAAAGGCGTTCATATATGGAAGAATCTTTGCGATAATTGGAATGAATAATGAACCGATAGTTCTTGAAAGTGCCGAAAAATTAGATTGCAGTAATCTTAATTGGTTTGCCGGCTGATTTATCGTATTAGCCAGGTCACCCCATGCATACTTTGAACTATTCAAGATTGTTATAGTTCTCAGAATAGCCTTGTCCGATTGGCTTAAACTTGATACAGTAGCGTCAATTCCAAGATTATAAAGTTCCTGTTGTAAATTTGCCACACGGATATTAATGCCGTACTTGTCAAGAGCCCGGCTCATTCCGGCTATTCCGGATGCCATATCATTCCATACATCGTTGAACTCAAGGTTCTTTACAGAAGCAAGGTCTGCCCCGATTTCTGTTAAAGCTTGTGAAACCTTAGTTGATGCATCTGCTGTTGCCCCCATAGATGATGCCATCTGAGCATAGGTAGCTTGATAATTCATCGTTTGGTTCGGATCAAGTCCGAGGCTCGTGCCTTTTGTTCTAGTCAGATCACCTGCATCTGATACTTCAAATCCAGTCATTTTTTTTGTCAGTTCTTTTGCACGTTTTTCAAAAGAACCCACATATTCCTCTGCGGATTTTACTCCTGCATTCTGCCACTTGCTCACGTCCAATCCGTCTGTAACTTGTTCGAATGCAGAATTGAAATAGTTCAATGTTTCAACATAATCAGATGCAGACTTCACAGAACTCCAAAGCGCTTTAACTCCTCTTGTCACAGTAAAGAATTTTGCATATAATCCGGCAAGCTGTGAAGTCAATGAACCTGTCTTTCTTGTGGTTACAGTTGCAGTATTTCCAAAATTAGCTAATGCAGAGCTTGCAGAGCCAATCATGGAAGATAATTTTCTTCCGGCATTTCCAATCCCATTTGTGGCATTTGATAATCTCGAAAATGAATTCGTAAGAGAATTTGTGGCTTTATTTATTTTCCCACTTGCAGTAGCTAACTGCGCCAAAGCTTCTGTCATTCTTAATGTATTTTCACTGATTTTAGGTGCAGTTTTCATTACATTGAAGAATGACAATACTTCATTTGCTAGTGTTCCGAGCTGTCCAGAAGATTGAGAAATTTTACCACCAGCGCTTGCCAATTGTGCAATTGATTGAATAAACCTATTTACAGAATCAGAAATTCCGTCAACGCCAATAAAGCTTTCTGTGATAAATTTCAAGCTACTTCCCAATGCAGGTAATTCAGCCGATACATTTGCAATATATTCGCCGGAATTGGCTAGTCTAGCCATTGAATTAACAAAACGATTAACACTTGCAGATACATCCGGTATTGCCGATAATCCAGATAACTGAGTGATTATCTCGCCAAGTTTCATAGAATTAAAATTACTAATATCTACCTGGCTAAATCTGCTAATGGAATTAATGATTGCGTTCAAACCGGAAGCTTTATAATTAACATTTCCCATGGCCCTTAAAGAATCTGAAAACTGTTTCATTCCATCGGCAATGCTTGTCATTTGTCCTGCATCAATTTCTTTAAGTTTTCCGGTAACTGCATCTTTAATTCCTGTAGTGTCTACATCCAGAGTGACTTTTACAGTGTTATATTTCAGCTCGGCAACTTTATTGATTGCATTCTGGATGTCAAGAATAATCTTTTCTGTATTGATTTTTACATCAATAGGTAGTTGACCATCAGCACTTTTTAATGCACTGTTAAGACGAGATTTTACTTGTTCTGCTAATTGTCCTGTTGAATCTACTGCCATTCCCCATACTTTGTCAGAGGCTTTGGACGCACTATCTCCGTAAAGTGATTCAATGGAAACTGGCTTAATGGATTCTCTAACTTTCTTTATATTTTCCAGAACGGTAACAAGCTGATCTGCCGCATTAATAGTATCTTTTGGAATTAATGTTGGAAATCTATCTGAAAGCTCTCCCCATGATTTATCGAGAGTGATTCCTTTTGTTGCATCGGTAACAACTTTATTAAGATTATTCTTTAAAAGTTCTGAAAATTCTCCCTTTCCAATATCAGCTTTCAACATATCGGAAACATAGATTTTCTTGTTTTTGAAATAATTGTAAAAATCAACCCATTCCTGTTCTGCACCATCTAAGTAGCTTCCAAGATTGGCTTTTACTACACTCCCGCTTTTGAGAATCGTATTTCCAATTTCTTCAACAATGCTTCCAACATTTCCAGAGATTTCTTTCCCATCAAAAGACTGTGCCATTTCTTTTGCAAGCTCGTTCATTTGAGAACGAACTTTTGAAGCAGCACCGCCTTTTAAGTTAAATGCTTCAATCAATTGCTTTGAAATGGAAGAGGTATCAATTTTAATATCACGTACTGTTTTACCAATCGCGTATTGCAGTTTTTGTGTTTGATCTCCACCCTTAATATCCAAATCAAGACTAATCTTTTGATTCTGAAGATTGCTAAGGTTGATTTTACTAAGTGTGTTTAATTTTGAAATAGCACTATCAAGCCCAGAAGTACGGACATTGCCTAGAGAATTAAAGGCAGACGTAACCCTTCCAAGTTCTCTTGCATAACTACGTAATCCGTTTGTATTAACTCCGCTTAATGCGGAATTAACTTCTGTGAGTTTATTTGAAAGATTAGTCAGCGCACGTACTGCTTTTTCTGTACTACTGCTAATTTGTATATCAAGGGTATCAATGGTATTTTCAGCCATTTTATTTATCCCTCCTTTTTTTACAAAAAAATAAAGGGCAGACAAGACTTATTCATCCTGCCTGCCCTTTTCATGGTTAAGCTCAAAGTTCGCCTGCATGAGTTGCAAGCTTGCCAAAAGTGCGTTTCTCTGTTTTTTCTTTTCTTCTTCGGAAAGTATGCCCTCCTGTTTACGCTTTTCTTCCTCTGCTGATTCCAGTAAAGGTTTCTTCAAATACTCTGCTTTGGATTTTTTCCCCATTAAAGCATTTGCAACAGCTGTGAATGTGGCTGATGTTTCATAAATGCCAGCTTGCCAGAGTTCAGCGTCTTTCCTTTTTTGGCGTATCTTTTCAGCTTCTAGATAAGGTTTTAATTCAGCTGGCGTAGAATCCATAAATTCTTCTTTAGATACACCAATAGAGAGGTATAAAGGAAGAATCTCTTGGTAAACAGCTTCTCGAAAAGTTAATTTTTCTTTTTGTGATCCTGTGGGAGCTTCGTTGCATTCTTCTCCACTGCCTGCGCTTCTGCTACTGCATTCAGCAGACCGGATAAAAAACCATTTTTCTCCAATTCTTTGTCAAGAAGTTGGTATAAATCAAATCCGCTTTTGGGATTTTCCTCAGTTCCTTCATCTTCGTAATCATCCAAAAGGTCACAGACTTTATTAAGAACAACTTCTTTTTCAGAATCACTTTCATACCCAAACTCTTCCTTGTGCTTCTTTTGAAGTCCGGCAAGAAGCAGTTCCGGGAGAAGAGAAATCATTTTCTGAAGGCTTCTCTCTTTTCCATCTGTAATCCCCTGTACCTTGTCCAGCACATCTGTTTTTGTAAGAAGTCCGTATCCAAATACAACCTTATATTCTTTTCCATGTACATTAAAAGTTACCATTTTATAATCCTCCCAATATGTTTTTAGCTAAGTGCCATTGCGCCTGTGGAATCTGCTACTGCTTTTGCGGTGTCTAAAGCCTGTGTAAGTTCTTCGGAAACGACTTTTGTATCAAGGCCTTTGTATTCTTGAATAATGAGAGACAGCGGAATTGTTGCTGCTTCATTCTGCCCAATGTCAGACAGTGGAATATTTTTTCCAGGGTCTGCGATAACAAAGAATGCATCTTCGAGGTCTGGAAATACAACTTCAAACCAAACTCTAAATCCTTTTGGCTTTCCTGTTGCCGCATCAGTAATAAGCTTCTTTAATGCTGTGATAACATCGGTGTTAAGATTGAAGGTTACGTCCCAAGTACCACCAGTATCCTGTCTACCAGATGCGTACTGTGTAATGAAGTCTTCAAGTGCTGATACGTCAATCTGCTCTGTATCAAGAGAAATTCCACCAATGGAACTACATCTTTTTAACCAGGTGAATGCAGTTGGCTTTGTTCCTTTAGCGGTTTCAACACCGTAATGAAAAGTTACGCCAAGTGTTGTTAAATCTGCCATTTTGATAGGCTCCTTTCTTTAATTCAAGTTTTATGCACGTAACCCTGTGCCGGGAGATAGCGGATCACCGCCTTTCTACTCTTCTTTGTCTGTTTTCAGTTCTGGTAATCCTGCTACAGATGTAAGCAGTGATAAAAAGCCGGAAAGTAAAGACGCGGATAAAACCATTTTCCAGTCAACACTGCCAATTACAGTTGCGGTTCCGATGGTTGCTATTGCTGTTTGTGCGACTGTTTTTACAGCTCTAATTCCTGCTGCTTTCAGCCAAAGTAATTTATCTGCTTTCATTCGGCATTCTCCTTTCATATTTTTGGATAAAAAAATAGAAGCATTTCTGCTCCTAATCTAATAAAGTTCCTGTATATATTCGGCTGTATCGGCTCACAAGCTTTTTGATTCCACTGTCACCAAAAAACATAGGCTCCGGTCCGTATGTGCGATGGAACCCCATGCTCACCATAGCTTTGTGACTTGTTTTGTCCAATTCATACACTCTGGTTAATGCTTTGCTCCCAGATGTGAAGCAATTTACTTGAAATGATGGCATTGTTGCGCATTCATCTCCTTCGAGGTCGCCTCTCGTAATTGGATTTCCAAGCATATAAAGCTGTGCATATGCTTTTTTGCCGGAAGCATTTGTCTCGCTCCCATCCATGGAATAATTGTCTGCGCCGGTAATCTTAGAAACAGCCGCTCCCCACCTTGAAAAAACTTCCAATACAGGAGATTCTATTGTGTCTGGCATATCTGTCACCTCACAATAAAAAATGCGCCCACCTTCATAGTGAACGCATTGCATATCTTGCTACAATTTAACACTGTAATCATAACATAATTGGTTGGTATCATTCAGTATACTTTGGTATCAACTTCAAGAAGAGAACATCTCTTTGGCAATTTTGCGGATATTCTGAATGATTTCTACGCTTGCCTTATACATTGGCATTGTAGCTTCTGTGCCGTAAGAACGTACCCATTCTCCAGAATCAGAAACATATACCCAGGAATCGTTTTTTCCTTTTCCTTGTCCGTAAGAACCGATTGTATAACCAAATTCTTCTCCTTTTGGATGCGGACTAGAACCTGCTGCACCATTGTAGTGAATACCTGCGCCAAATTCTATAAACAAAAGGTCTATTCCTTCGCATATTAAGTGGGCTTCTGCATAATCACCAAAACTGTTAATTTTGATGTAAGTATTGTGGTTCTTATCAGAATCGCCTTGTGCTGCCAAAATATTTTGGTCAATAACTGGAATCCCTAATTCACATAATCTTTTTATAAAAATTTCATTTTTGTTCCTTAAAGAATTTTGATAATTTCTTATTTCATTAATAGCTTTTCGGATTGATTTCTGCGACAAGGTACACTTTATTGTCTTACCCATCTTCATTCCCTCTCTTAGAAATTCCGTATCTGGCAATATTGCCTTTTTGTGTGTCTAAAATCTTCTTTAGCGTGTAATCTGGCAATACTGTAGGATCTCCATTTTCGTACAAAATAAGGCTTCCATCCTCGCTTATTTGTGGGATTCTGTCTATCCAAAATATGTCTGCTTCCTGTGGGTGGAAATTTCGGTTAAAGCTTGTAATGTACCTGTCGTAATCTGGCACTATTCCGGCTGCGATTTCTTCTGGTGTTCCGGCGGTAGATGATACGGAAAAAGAGAATATAACTGGCTTCTCATAAACTTTAATACGGTCTAATCCTTCTGTTTTTTCAGTAATTCGTGACCAATATACTTTTTGCTTTTGGCGAACTAATCCTCTCATGCAATCATCCTTTCCGCTCCAACAGGAGCTACATATGTAAATTTGTTTCTCAAAATATCTCTGGCCGTGCCAATCACGAAATGGCTGTAGTCTGCCAGAATATTGCATACAAATTCCTCTGCATCCACCCAATATCGTTTCTTAACCATACGGTGAAGCTCTGGCAGTAAACCATAGCTGAACATTACACAGTGCCCTAATTCATGAATAAATACACGGTTCAAAAGTTCTCCATGTAGGTTGTTCGCAATCGAAATAATATGGGTGGAATAATCCGATACTCCAAGTGTTCTGTTTCCTGTGCGGTCAATTAAAACATCATCTTGTGATGGAACAAACTGCACTCTCCATATATCTCCATTCATGTAGAATTGTCGTAGCATGGTTTATCACCATCCTTTCTACGAAAAAGCCCCTGCCGCATTATTTTGCGACAAGGACTTAATTCATTTATTGCTCTAGTTCATCTGCTGTACAAGTCTGGTCAAGTCAGTTTTCATTGACTGTCTGAGCGTTGCATCTGCATCAGACCACATCTCAGTAAGATTACGGATAATGTCAGATGTGTACTCCTTCATGGAATCATCCATTTTTCTTTTGGATTCCGTGTCTTTGGAATCGTGATAGTGCCTACGGTTCTCATCGTATCTATCATAGGATTCGCCATATCTGGATTTCTTCCGATTCATGTCACCCATTTCCATATCACTACGGTCTGGATGATATCCCATGCGGTACATGTTGCGCTCAAATTCTGGATTGTTTAAATACTCGTCCATCCAGTCATCATCTTCCATGTACAGATATGGTCTATAACCTTTTCTTGTTCCCCTACCTTTTGGAGCGAAACGCCCATTTGAATAGCGGTAACGGTCATAGCCCATGCGTCCAAGATACTTTTCTTCCTGTTCGCATTCGTCCATAGCTTCTACGATTCTGTAATCTTTATCTGCACAAATCGCGCACTTTACGGATTCCATGCAATCTTTCAAATCGTCCCAATCTTGAGAACTGAGATTATCGAAGCCATGTGTTTTGGCTTTTTCCATAGCCCATTTTCCCATTTCCATTGCAACTTTATGCATTACAGTGCCCCCTTTCTAACAGCCTGCGTAACAGGTGCTTCTGTCGTTGGGGCTGTACCATTGATTGCAGTCAGATTGTTATTCGGGCTACATGCCGGGTTTCCTAACATTTTGAACACTCCACCAGTAGCACTTGTTACAACTCTGGTTGCGTATTTTGTTCTTGTTCTGACACCACATGCTGTTACCTGTGCGCAGCAACGATTCTCTAGCGGATACAATGTTGTTCCTGTTCCTATCTGAATCATCACTGGGGCAGTAATTGTGGTTGCATTTGGAATAGATTGTGCTAAAACAATGCAGTATTTTTCTCCATTATTGTAGCTTCCTTCTGGAATAGTAACCACAAGATTTCCACCTGTGAATGCAATTGCGGTAGACAACACAAGGTGATTGCAGAGTTTACAAACATTCTTACATGCCATATCTCTTACCTCTCAATCAAATAAGAGGTGAGCCGCAACCCACCTCTTAGAATTTAGTCAACCTCTAAGGGTGAGTTACTTAGCAACAACCGTTACCATATGTATTACATCCTGCGTATGCATATGGAGCTGGAACCTGGAATGCAGGAATCGGAGCAGGATTGATTGCATTGATTAACTGCTGTGTCTGAGAAGCCATTGCAGTTGTAAGCAATGCAGACTGGCGATCCTGGGAAGCAGCACGTTTCAGATCAGAGTTCTCTGCCTGTAATGTTGCAATCTTATCGTTAGTCAGGAAGTCAAGGATTGCTCTTGTGTTGCTGTTCTGGTTTTCCAGAAGATCTCTTGTGTTGTTGTTCATTGTGTTCTGGAGAGCACAAGTGTTGGTAGCAAGGTTGTAGTTGATACCCTGGATGGCTTCTCTTGTTTCGCAACAACAGTTTGCTAACTGAGACTGTAATGCGTTGGTATTCTGCATACCGGCTACAGTATCAGCATTGATTGCCTGCTGAACGCCGTTGAAGCCTTGAAGCATTCCGACATTCATACCATTAAAGCCACTCTGCATGGTATTGTTAAGAGAATATGTGCTGTCACAGATACCCTGCTGAATACCTCTGATACCATTCTGAATATCATTAAGGGCGAATTCCTCATTAATGTCTGAACGGGTAGCCCATCCTTGGAAGCCGGAACCATTTGTACCATTGCCACCCCAGCCACCAAAGCCGCCGAAACCGCCCCAGCCAAAGATAAGCAATATTATAATCCACCATGCCCAGCCACCGCCAAAGCCATAGCCTTCATCTGCACGGTTATTAGAGCCGCTTAATACAGCGACATCGCTTGCTGATAATCCACCATTCATCATAGCGATTACCTCCTTATTGATTTTTGTAATTTATACAAAATCAAAAGACCGCGGCTCTTTTAATTATTGTAGCGAATTTATTTTATTCCAAACTGGTTCTTAACCTGCGACAGTATATCGTCTGGATTAATATTTCTTTCTTTACAAAGATTTCTTGCAAGTTTTTCAATTCCTGCATTATCACCTTTTTCCATCATGTTAATTGCATTGTCAATTACAGGATTATTTCCAGATTGCTGTTTCATCATATTGATTATGGCTTGTTGAGGATTCCCTCCACCACGTATCATCTGCATAAGTTGCATTGGATTCATCATCTCTGTTTACCTCCATTCTGCTTTGGTTCCGGTGTTCCCGACATTTGTGTCGGAAACATACTCTTTATTTCGGAAATTTCTGAACAAACATCGTTCCGAAGCTGATTAAACATAGCTTCTATGTCAATCGGTTTTTCTTCTGCCTTTGGTTGCTGTTGTTCTTCCGGATTTATAAGTCGATAAACAAAAATTCTACTTCTTCCATCTGCCTGTAATTGTTTTCTATATATTTCTGTACCGTCAGTTTTTGGATAATAGACAGGGTTTCCAGACATATCTACATCTTTTGCCTTTACAGTATCAATCCCATCGACCATCTGTCCTTGTAACATGGGGATTTGTGGTACTTGCGGCATTGGTTGCTGAATTTGTGTCTGTCCGTATGGCATTGCCTGTTGATAGCTATTTTGCAATTGAGCTAATCTATCTTGATACGGTTGTATTTGTTGAAATGGTTGTGCAAAATACGGATTACCATACTGCATATCTCAAACCTCCCTTGTTTTTATAACTATATTTTACAATAATAAGAGGTTGATTAACACGCCATGATAACGCCATAAATACGCCATTTTCTATGAATACAAAGAAAAGCCCCGACAATACATCGGGGCGACTTTCATAATTTTCTTCTTTAATTTTCTGTTTATGCGGTCTACGGTTCTTGTGCTGTAGCCCATGATTTCTGAAGCTTCTGCAAGTGTTTTTTCTTCGTAAACGCGCAATCGGAATAACTCTTTTTCTCTGGAATCAAATCCAGCTTCACGCAAATAGAAGATTCTTTCATCTTCCGAAAAGTCTTTATAATCATCCATTCCACTGTCCTCCCTGTAGTGGAATCAATATTTACACCGGGAAAATGCCTTTTAGGGCAAAGCCTAAAACAATACCAATTATGCCAGTTATGATATAAGCAATTATTTTGTCCTGTAACTTTCCTGGTTTTTCCATGAGTGATTTTAAATTGTCGTTCATTTCGTCAACTGTATCTTTGATGTGTCCCAGATCGTTGTTGTATAAAGCAATTTTCTGTTCTAGCACATTGATACGATTAAAAAAGCCTTCATCCCTTTTGGAATGCTTTTCTTTCATCTCATGGACGGCACTTTCCAATTCTTTCAAGCGGTGTTCGTTGATACACTCGTGTTCACATCCCATCGCTATTCCTTTCCATCACTCCCATTTTTTAAGATATTGCTTCTACCCACCTAATTTGAAGCACCCCTGCGATACGTGGGAGGATTGACGTATCACGCACACACCATCTTAGAATCCGATAAATGGAAAAACGCCATGATTTACATAAATTTCAGTTTCGGAAGTCCAATTTCTGTTTACAGAAGATTCGGAATGTGATCCTTGAAATTCAGCTCCCTGTTTCACCAGAAAGAAAAGAGCCAAATCAAATATGCAATCATAGCAGTTTTCCATATCGGAATTTATTTTCTCATCACTGTAGGATGAAGGATAATTCCTTTTCTTCTTAAATGAACGAATAGCCCTCTCTGCTGAAAGAGGAATCATCCTCGCTGTTTCTACATCATCTTCAAGATAATTTGTCAAATCTTCTATAAGCTGTTCGTCCATTTAATCACCTACCTTTGCTGAGATAAAATCTCTGATATTATTCCAGCCTTATTAGTTGCTGTCAGGGCATAGCCGTTATCACTTGCGAGTTGTCTTAACTGAGATACAGTCATATTAGACAACTCGCTTTCTGTATACTTGTGTGTTGATGTATCATTCACACTTGCTACAGATGGTGACTGGCTGTTTTCATCGAGACTATGCCCGGTTATTCCCCCGCTTTGGTACCGATCACGATACCACCGTTTGCTTTTGGTGCAACAGGGACGAACATACCGGATGCTTTTGTCCATACTGCAACTGGGTCTGGTGTAGCCCACATGGAAAGAGTTACGAAAGAACGGTTCTCTTCCTGTATAAACTGTCTGTATTCAAGCTCTTCTGGTGTCACACCCCAGAGGCCAACACCGAAAGAACCGTTAGCATCTGCTTCATACAGAGTAAATACATCCTCTTTGAGGTATCTGGCTGTTTTCAGGGTTCCATCTGCTTTTCTGAAATTAAAGTTCTCATCACAACGATCAATTGTGATTCCATATTCCTGCATAAGCAGATTGGCAAGCTCCTGCTTTGTGAGAAGCCTTTTATTTGCAGCACCCAGAACAGCTGTCTGCATTGCAGTGTTGTTCCGCATGTAGTTAATCATTTTAAGAGAAGTAACAGCTTTGTTTACTACATAGCCATTGCCTTCTGCTACAGCTACCATTTTCTGGATATCGCCCATGATATCTGCATCTGGCTTAGACCAATCAGTAAGCGTTACTTTTGCACTTGCTGGAACGCCATAGTCAATTCCCATGTCAACATGGTTCTCTTTGATTGTTACAGCGCCGGTGGAAAGGAACTGTCCTTTCATAACATTTGCTCTTGTAACAACGCCCTCGAACAGTCTGGCTGCATCATCAAATACAAAGTTTTTCAGCGCTTCATTATCCGGCACACCGTTTTCAATTGCCTGCCGTAAGTTTTCGGACTGATTGATTTTTCTCTTAATGAAGAGTTTTTCAGTCAGGACTTTTTCAAATCCAGGTCTTGTGCCGATTTCTGCTTCGCTATCAAGAGCGTGGACGAATGCAACTTCCGGGAGATTCTGTCCAGCCATAAGTCTGTAATACTCTGCTTTCAGATACTGGGTTTTTGTATCTGGGAAAATGGTATCGAGGATACCTGGTCTTTTAACGCTGAAATTCTGAGAAAAATTAAGTCTTTCTTCTTGGGTAATTGATTCCAAAATATTAAATGGCATTTGTCATACCTCCTTAAAATACTGGGTCTTCTGTGACTACAAAAACAATTCCCGCTTTTTCAAGCTCTGTTTTTGCAGTAGTGTTAACTGTTACTGGAAGCCTCTTTTCGAGAACACGTCCTGCGACAATCACGGAAATTGGTCTCTTGGTATCATCTGTCATATCAACATCTTCAAATACAATGCCGATTGCGCCTGTCGCATTTGTTGGATATACGGAACCTGCTTTAATAATTTTCTTAGTTCCAACTGTTTCAGCATTTGTTTGATCTGCTGTGTAGGTTTTAAGTACAAGTCCGACCTCGGATTCAAGAATATTTGGAGTGGACTCATACTGCTCTGTTTTCATAAAAGCCATTATTTATATCTCCTTTACTTAAATATTTACAGGGGCGTTACCGTCCACTGATTTAGTTTCCTGGTTCTTTTTTGCTGAGTAAGCTTTTGCAAATTCAGCAGCATCACTTTTTACTGTAGCTTTCCCACCGCTACCACCGCCCGGATTCGGAGTGTTTTCCAATGCTTCCTTCTCCCAAGCTGCTTTTGCGGTATCAAGTGCTGTTTTATTTGCTTCGGAAACTCCCTTAACAAAAGTTTCGACTTCTTTCATTGCATCTTCTGGTTTCTCATACGGTGCAGATGCGTATGCTTTAATAGCACTCGCGTATGTTTCGGTTGAAAGTCCTGCATTTGCGAACATAGAAGTAATTTCACTGGTAAGGGCTTTTTTGTTGGATTCTGCAAGCGCAGCTTTCAAATCAGCTAACTCCTTATCCACTGCTTCCTTTTCTTTCTTGCGTTCAGCTTCTAGCCGTTCTGCTTCGGTCATATTCTGCTTTTTCAACTCTTCCAACTCTTTTTCCAGGGAATCTGCTTTTTCAGCTTTTTCCTTCAGAGAAACATTTTTGTCTTTCTCTTTCTTAGTTTCAGCAGAAATAGAATCAAGAAGCTTAGAAACCTGTTCCTCGGAAGGTTCTGCAACTCCCATACCGATAAGTGCCTGTTTTGCCTGTTCTCTTGTCATTGAAATCTCCTTTCTTCCAGTCCAATACGCTTTTTCAACACGGTTCGCTCCGCACATGGTCTGTACCCGATTTACGCTCACGGGCTGTTGCAATTTATTTGATTTTGTGTATTAAAAAAGAAGCCTTAGATTTCTCTAAAACTCCTTAAATAATCGAAATTTGGTTCATTCTTCGTTAGATGGAGAATTTGCCATTGGTTCTGTTTTGGACGGATTTTGAAACTTTCCGTCAAGTAATTGCTGTGCTTTCTGCATTTCCGCTTCCGGGTCTGCCAGTTCCGGGTAAATAGTTCCCAGATACGGTAAACTCATTTCGTAGACTTTCTGCGGATCACTAAATAGCCCACAAGTAATCAGTGCAATAAGCGGATGAATTTTATTTTTGAACAGATAATCAAGTGCTTGTGCTTTTACAAGCATATTGTCTGTTGGGTTTCTGGTTATCTTTACATCAAAATCTCTGGTTGAGATATTAACATCATTTGATGTACCACGGATAATATTCAGAATGATTCTAGCAGATTCCTTTTCAGCTTCCTTGGTGAATGCTTCTACCAATTTTGCATCTCTTTCTGCGAAGTCCCATCCATTACGAAGGTATACAGCATTTCCTGTATCCCCTCCGCTATTGCTTTGGCGGTTTGGCATTGCTTCCACAATCAGCATGTTATTGTAGATATCATCCTTTGCAACCTGGCTCTCTGATTGATTCAATTCAGCGGTCATCAGTTCAACATCCGACTGACAGCCATTTCCAGTATCTTTAACAGAGATGGCGCCAAGTTTTACCATTTCCAAAAACTCGTTTTTATCTACCTCGCAGTTCTTGAACTTCATAAAGGATTGCACAAACTGTTCAACGCCATTTAATCTATCAGACTGGTATTTGTTGATTGCATCAAATAATGTGATTGCAATTTCAACGTCCGAAAGCCTGTCATGATTATTCGGGCATTCAACAATAGGAATCCCACCAAAACCGTTGATGCCATATTCGGTTACTTTTCCATTCGTGATTTTGAAAAACTGGTTCTTTGAATAGCATAAGTAGTATTGTTGCTCATCTTCATCCTTCAAAATCTGAACGGACAGCATTGGTTTTCCGTTCCTCTGCGAATATACAATGTAACAATCACCAGGATACGGAATAAAGATTCTAAACGGCGGTAAATCTCCGTTTTCTGTCCAGTCCTCTTCTTTCAGAATAGCCTTATAAGAAGTTCCTGTTGCACTTTGGTATATTGCTCTCTGGATGTTTCTTGCATCTGCATTGGCTTCATCCAGATAATCATTCAGCAAATCAACTTGCTCATTTATTTTTTTGTCTGCATTTTTCTTTTTACATACATATTGGATTGGTTCCCCGCAAATCTGTCCAGCTTTAAATTTTACAGTTTCAAATGCGTGATTTTCAACCACTCTGTTATTGACTTCTGGACGGACTATTTTGTTTCGGTATAATATCGGCTGATCGCCTTTCATGTACCGATACAAGTAATCAATCAATGTTCGATTTCTATTATGTATGCCAATTGTATCTGATACTACTTTTACTACATTTTGCGGAGTGATTCGGTCAACGCCTGTGTAGGCTACTTTTCGCCCGAAATCACCTCGGCATAAATCTACAAAATTCATTGTATTTCTCAAAGCCGAACCATCCTTTCTACAAAATAAAAAGCACTGGATGTTTTAATCCAATGCTCTACTTTATATTCTACACATATTAAAAGTATCTTTCAGTATACTTCGGTATCATCTTTCGAAACCTTTTATCTTTTTTATTTCTGCTATGGCTTTTAAATGCTTTTTTTTAATGTGAATCTCTGAATAACCCATCTCATCTGCAATGCGAACCAAAGATTTGTACTCAACATAGTGCTTAAATAATATGTCATATAGTAATGGGTCTTCAACCTGTTCTATAGTTCGGACTATTTCTTGTCTTTTTTGTAAAAATTCAGATATCATTTCTGAAATCTCTTCTCGCAGATCAAATATCTTCGCAATCATGTCTCCCATCGGATCACGTTTTACAGAAGTTTGCACCTTTTCCCCAACTGGAATTGCAGATACACTTGTGGAAAGAGAACTGAGCTGTTCTTCTTCGATAAGCTTGTTTTTGATTCTGTTATCATAATTTTCAATTTGTCGTAAATATTGAGCTGTAGTCATCATACTCTATCTCCTTCCCCACATAAAATTTTTGGTTGCTTTTACTTCTGCAAATCTTTTGCCGGCAAGCGTTATTGCAAGCTGCGTAACTCCATCGGCAGCGTCATCATGTTCATTATCACCAATATAGACGAATGTAGTTAATTCATCCATAGCCTTTTGATACTGTTTATTTTGATATTTCGGAGCCAAAAATATAAAATTTTGCTTAACATCCCCGGAATACTGATTTATTTTTTCTTTTTTTGCTTGTTTTGAAGGTGCTTTTGTACTGGTCGTGCTGCAAGCGTATTTATGTTCTTTCAACCGTTCATTTACATAATAGGCATACATATCGCCACCATTATTTGCTTCAAAATTGATGGATTGAATATTATTACCCATGATTCTTCCAACAACTAATGGCAATGTTCCTTCTTTTGGTGCCGTGCTGAAAATCCAGTCATAAATATACACATCTCCATTTTCGTATTCTGCGCCCACTGGCATTGATAAGCTATCACCGCCACCCCACGCAACATCACAGGCAGAAACATTTTTAACAAATCCACCTTCTGGAAGAACGCCGTTATAATATCTCAATTCGTCAGCTGCAAACACAATTCCTTCACGTAAGAAGGGCTTTTGCTGATATTTGGCTTCCCATTCGTTAGCGTCTAATCTAGCTTTCATATCGACATAATATTTTGTTGAAAATCCAACGCCATACTCATAATCGAAATTCGATTTACCCTCATCATTCAAAGCTGGAATTTTTCTAAACCGATACATTGGATTATCGTGATTTAGCTTCTCGATTTTTCCGAGAGGGTCATATAAATTCCATCTGGTTCCAACCATAAGCTCCCTTGCGCCGTCAATCTTACGGTCAACCATCTTATTCAGATATTCTTGATATGTATTTTCTAATCGGGTGGGGCTTAATGAATGTTGTCTATCTCTTACAAGGTCATCCACATACAAATAACCATCGGAAGAAATATCAACGGCACCTGTCCAAGTACCTTCAATACCACGGCAAGTTATTGTTGCAAATCTATCTGGCTTGTCCAGGTTTATTTCAAAATCATCAGCACTCTGTTTTTGAAGTTTCGACTGTGGAAAAATTTCACTATAGTTGTATTCCTGTGTATTAATGAGATTAAGAAGTTCTCCGTAAAATCCTTTTGCCAGTTTTCCAGAATGACCACCCATGGCACTATGGCTATTTGGTCTTTTACCCATTATCCATGACATAAAGAAAATACACATAGTAGATTTTCCAACACGGCTTGGGAGTGATAAGCCGTAAAACTCTATCTTTCTTTCTTCCAAATCTTGTAGGTCTTTGGCTACCACATGTAGTGTTTTTTTTCGTGGAATATAAAATTTCTTGCTGTCCGGTCTATTTTTCTCCATATAAAGCAAGTAACTTTCAAATAAATGTGGTGCTTCCAGTAGCAAATACTGCCAATAGATATCGTCAAAATTACCACTTCCAGTTAATGCAGCACACTTCTCTGCTATGTTATGTGAGTATTGACTTACTTTCATAGCCATTTTCCGTGCTTCTTGATTCTCGTTGAAAGGAAGGTCAATATTCATATTTAAGAGCAAATCAAGGCAATCTTTTTGATTTTGATAGATTGTCATGTCACTACTGATAATCTGATTTAGGACTGTCCGATACCATTCGAGCGAGCCTTCTGTAATTTTTCCCATAAAAATAGAGCCAGACCTCCTTTCTTTTTAGGATTTAGTCTGGCTCTCATGTGGCTCTCTTGACTGGTTTACTTATTATTCAGCATTCTCATCAGCTGTCATATCTCTTGTATCTACGATTGTAGAAGTGTTACCTCCTTGAATCTTTGGTACTTCACCATTCCATTTATCAATTTTCTGTTTTTCAATCAGTTCGGGAGTAAGAGATTCTGCGATTTTTCTATTTGCTTCTGCTTCAGCTTCTGCTTTAATCTTAATAGCTTCAGCTTTACCTTCTGCATCAATTTTGGCCTGTTCCGCTTGGATAGATGCTTTCTCCTTTTCCTGTTCAGCAGCAATCAGTGCAACTTCTTTATCTTTATCAGCTTGTACTTTTGCTGTTTTAGCTTCAATGTTAGCAAGTTCAAGCTCCTGTTGAGCGTTCACTTTCTTCTGAATTGCAGCCTGTGTTTCATCATCAGTGGAAATGGAAGTAAAGTTTACTGTATCAATAATAATTCCGTATGGCTCAAACTTCTGCTTAAGATATTCGTCAAGTGCTTCATTCAGTTCCTGGCGTTTATCACCGAAAACATCTGTTACTGGATACTTTGCTGTTACTTCCTGCGTCCACGCTTTCATCTTAGGCTTGATAAAGGTGTTTTTTACGGATTCTCCTGATTGACCTTTGAACTGAGTAAACACATCGGTAACTCTATTTTGATCGAATTTATAAGAAAATTCAAGGTCAACTTGAAGCGATTTACCATCTGCTGTTGGTGTCTTGAAGCTTTCATCTTTTGGAGAATCGCCCTTATCCTCAGATGTAAGATAAGACTGCTCGATTCCAACGGAATACAGTGAAGTTTTTACTGTAGGTGAAATCAAATGCCATCCTTGTGTAAGTACATTCTTAGAGATTCCTCCGTTCATTTTGTACTCTACCGCAATGTAACCAGCCGGAACTCTCACACTGCACTTTGCAACACATATAAGTCCTGCAATGATTACAACAGCTAATCCAATTCCACCTAAAAGTCCTTTTTTCATTTATTATCCTCCTCTTTTTGACTTTCGTCTTTATTTAACTCATCAATAGCATTTCTGCCAATGTGGTTCAATAATTTACCTAGTGGCTGAAATAATTTGTAAAGCAGGAACCATACTACTGCCGCTCCGCATACCACTAGAAATATAAATACTGGGTTCATTCAATCACCTAACCTTCTGCAAATTTCAATAAAATCTGGCTTACTAAGTTCTTTCAGCTTGTTAGCATATTTTGGAAATTCATGTGTATATATCGGATGACCTAAAAGTTTTTCTGCGTATTCGTATGCAAGTTTTCGGTCATCCCCTGTAAGCATACAAATTCCTGTGTAGGTTTCAACTACTACCGCTTCTTGTTTTGTCATACATATCCTTTCTTGATAAAATCATCTTTTTAATTCCGTAAAAATATTTTCAATTACTTTCCATTCTGCGAATACTGCCATAAACAGTAATGGTACTGCAGAAAATCCCCAATGATTTTCAATCATCATTTGTATTGTAGCTATTAAATAATCTGCTACCCATTTGGATATTATGAAATTCGCAATTATCCAACATATTTTTCTGATTTTGTTCATTTGCTCACCATCTTTCTTTTTGATTTCAAGTATTTTCTGTATTTGCGACTGTATTTACGAAGAATTAAATCAAGCATAATGCTATTTGTCTGTTCTACGTTTTCTGACATAGTTGTGAGATATGGATAATCTTCTCTATCATCTACTAATGTCTTGAAGATCAAGTCTAAAGCAAACTGAGCACTGACAGGTGGGTCGCACAGTTCAAAGTCTTTATCCTTGTACCACTCATCAATCTTATTTTGGAATCCATCAAAGGATATTTCTTCGTTCCATATCATACATTCACCTCAAACTCTTTCTTGCAATTACTACCCTTACATTTCAGTTTCAAGTGCTGAATCTTCGTGTTTGGGCTAATCAGAAGCGCTTTCTTCTGGCAAAAAGGACAACAGGCGTATTTCGTTCCGTTAATATTCCGTATCAATGCCTGTCCATTCCACGACTCGGGTGGGTTCATGTATTCAGAAAAATCTATCCCTTCGGATTCTAATGCTGATTTAATGCTCATTAAAAATCTCCTTAAATTTCTTCCTATTAAAACCATTGTATTGGTTTCCCCAATACGGATATTGCTCTAAGCATTTTCTCATATAATCGCATGGATGTGCTTTTGCAAAGTCAACAATTTCTTTGGCAGGTGCCTGCTGTACTTGTGTTCTCCATTCTGGACAACCTTTTGTTTTTTCTTGATCCATTAATTTTCCTCCGCTTCGGAATCCCATGCATTTTTCGGAAATTGTTCTGGTTTATTCGATTTGGGGCAACTAGTGTCCAAAATAGTTCATCACTTAATTTGCATTCAAGTTCAATACTTAATGGCTTGCCTATGCTACAAAGTGTACCGTCCTCATTTCTGTGAAGAATACCGCCTTCGATAACAGTACCATCCGAAATTGAAATCTCTGGTATTGTTTCAATAACTTTTCCATTACATGTAAAGAAATGCTTTAATTCGTTCTTTTCGCCCATATCAGCACATTCCTTTGTTTTTCCTTAAATTAGCGTATCGGTCAACTATAACATCTATTGTTGTATAAAGCTGATTGATTGTGATGCAATCGGACTGATGCTGTCTGCGACATTTTTCGATTTCTACAAATTCATCATAAAATGGCGTATCTGAATTTTCACGCACCTGCCTTTTTAAGTCATCGTTGTAACCGCACATTTTATCCAGTTCAGCCTGAAGCTCATTGATTTTATTATTTTTGTCTAAAATTTCATGTTGTTTCTTTTCACATTCTTCAGACAACCGAACAACCTCTTCTTTAAGCTGATCTACAGTCCAGCTCTTCAAATCTTCAATTCTCATGGCGTTTTCTCCTATCTTGTAGACCACGTAATTATTTTGTTCTTACACTGCGGACATATGATGTATTTCTGCTTACGTCCGTATCCAGATGGCATATTTGTGACGAACGCTTTTTCTATGCACTCCTCTTTCACGTCTTCGTTTTCATCATAACTCAATAGCGCACCGCACTTATCACAAGTTGTTTCTTTTTTTGTTCCTGTTTTTAATATTTTAATCATGTTTTTCCTCCCTCTTCTGCCTATGCTTCATCTGACATGCAATCATTTTAGCTATGTTTTCACGTTCTTGTTTTATGCCATGACCTTGCCGGAACAACTCACACTCAAGGATATTTCCGCATTTGGAGCATTCGTCTTTGATTTCTTTGCCGAATACTTTCATTCCACATCTCCGTATACCAGCAGTTTAATAAGCTGCTCTTCTGTAATTTCCTTTGCATTGATTCCAAGCCATAAATTTTTATATTGCAAAGAATTATATAGTTTATTAATTCTACTTACCCGCATTTCAAACGGTTTGTCACTTTGTAAGAAATAACTAGCTGCGCCACGAAGTGTTTTTGTTCTATGAGGTGAATTAATAATGAAAATTCCTACAGTACATGTTTCTGTTTCCAAAATAAACGTTTTCCTATTGAACCGCACTATTGATGTTTCGTTATGTATTTTATTAAATAATTTTATTAAAAAATAATCTGCATCTTTATAGTCAACTGCCAAGTACAACGCTGATATTTTACTCATTTTCAGCACCCTCCCAGTATTTACAACAATCGTCCAGACATCTAAAGTCTGCACAATGTTCACTGTCACCATTGAAGCAAACCCCATGTGAAGCCATCATGTCTTCTTCAATTCTTACAACTTTTTTCGTTCATAAATTACCTCGATTTAGAAAAATCCAGTGCGCCGACTTGAACGGCATAAATCTCCCAACAAGAAACACTGGAACTTTAAAGGGGGAAATGCAACTTCTGGCAATAGCAATTTGCCAGATAGAAAATGGGTGGGCTTGAACCACCGACCTCACTTTTGTTGTGCACTCTTCCAACTGAGCTACATTTTCTATATACTCATAGTAGATGAAGTTGAAAAGGGAAGATTCGAACTCCCATGTACATCCCATGTCCAAAGACACATACTCACCCATTACGATGTACTATCCTCTGCGTCTGCCTTTCTATTGTATCGGGTTCATCACCGTCCGCCGGGATAGGATTTGCACCTATCAGACTGCTAGCATCAACGGTCATCTAAGTTGTGGGTTTCAACCTGGTCTACCACAATAGAGTTTACCTATTCCTCCGCCAATGCGGAATCGGAAAGAATGGATTCGAACCATTAAGACCTAGTCTACGACCAGGCCGTTCCCAGTTACTTGCACTTTCCGAATAACCCGGAAGAACCGGGTTAGCAATAGGTTTATCGTGTTATGCTTTCCACTATCTACAAGTTTTAGTGCTGTAGATTCACTGGATATTTTTATGCGTCTTTGGACAGTATCTCTTGAAAACTCCTTTTATTAACGTGCGCTGCGTTAATGCTTTTAACTCTGAGATATACCAGCCGGGAAATCAGATCCATTTAGGCTACGCCGTATCGCACCTAAATTTACCTAATCCGCACACTCAACTGGAAGTTTTTTCCACCCATATTACGGATGAATGGCATTTAGAAGAAATGGAAGCTCTGGGATTCGAACCCAGGACTTACGGCTTATGAGGCCGTTGCTCTTACCGCTGAACTAAGCTTCCTGAGATACCAGAAATAAGCCCGCCATAGATTTATTTCTGGCACTGTTGCAGTTCTTGACCGCCAACCGCAACAAAGGTTTTCTGAAACGCTTTTAGATTTCAGAAGGTCTTCCGGGACATTTGAAGCCCCTTTAATCAGCCCCGTTGGGCTAGAAGACCGGAGTAAAAAGTGTTTCAAAAAGAACACTTGCGGAATTAACAAAACCGCAAACTGGGCTAGCTGGATTCGAACCAGCGAATACAGCAGTCAAAGTGCTGTGCCTTTCCGCTTGGCAATAGCCCATCAACCCCGGCGCACCATTAAGACCGGGGAAGTCGTGATATTAAGCTAAACAAGTATATAAATTTTCCGCTCTTACCGATTACTCTTTTCCAGGATAGGAATTTTCTTTTCAAAATATTTAATAATTCCTGGCTTATTCATCAATAAGAGCTTCCGCTACTCTGGATGCCTCGACTTATCGCTTTCGTAGGCATTCCCGAGCCTACATGGATTAAGTCGAAGCAGCGCTTTTATGAATTTAACCCTTTCGATTAACTCAATCGGGATAATTCCAATTGGAATTGGTAAATACATTTGTCACCTCGCGCAAATTAAGAAAATATTCAGTGCAAAACATATTTCTAAACAAATACAGAATAAAATCTGTATTACGCTTGTCTTTCCTTCTTCGTCCAGTATGGCTAAAGTACCGGCAAGAACCAGAACGAAAAATGCAAGATTTACAGCTGTTCCGATTACATTAAGTGCATTCATTTTCTTTTTCCTCCCCAATTAAGAAGTCCAGAATTTTTTCTGCAATCTCTTCCTCTGGCTCAAATGGCATTCCACAGTAATTGTATGATTCTAAAGCCGATTTTAGGCTTGATTTGAAGCCATTGTAAATTTCTCCGTGTTGTAGTAATTCGTGCCTTAAAACTGAAATTGCATCAGCAATTGATTGAGAAGTGACACTAATTTGTGCCAAGCACTCCATCTCAATGTCTGGAACAGCCATCATTTCAAACTCAAATACCGGAATTTCGTCTACGGCTACATGAAAATCTATTGATCTCACTCTCGGAACTTCATTTCCATCAATGAAACATTCTATTCCAAACCGGTCATATGGGCTTGGGTTTTTGATTTTTACGACACTCATCCTTCTTCCGCCTCCCCGAAATATTTCTTGTAAAGCTTATGGTTGTAATACCACAGATGTTGCATCACAAAAATTTTATCAATACATTCCAAACCATAATACATCACTCTGTACTCGGCGGTTCTGTCTCCATTTTTATCAGCGCTATAACCAGCTAATTTAGATTTTGATTTTGCGCCAAACCATCTACCGTTCTTTGTAACAAACAAAGAAAGATTACCGTATTCGCAAACATATGTGGCAGTTTGAGTATCATACAATCTGCCATCAGTTAATATTGCTTTTGCGTGAATTGGCTTTACAAGTTTCCGAATTGCCGGGGATTCCTTTCCAACATTTTCATATGCTTGGTTTGTTTCGGAAACGCCTTTTTTATTTTTTTGAGAAAAATTTAAGCACGTCTTTTCCTCCCAAAATATTCATCAACTGCCTGTCTTACAATGTCCGATACGCTCCTGTCCGTCCGGTTCTTCTCTTCCAGGAGTCTTTTTTTCTGTTTTTCGGAAAATCGGATGCGGATGGATTCGGATTGTGGGTTTGGTTTCATAAGCACTTACCTCAACTTACAATTTCAATTGGATATCCTAAATATGCTTCCAACTC